GTCTTTGTTTCCATACGCAGCTTCGGATGGCAGCCAGTTGGTTGGTGTTTCAACCAACACAAAACAGTATGTTGCTATTTATTCTGGTGGTGTGCCGCTTAACGATATTACGCCAATTCGTACAACAATTACGTCTCCAACAACAAACAACTGCTTTACGACAAATCCTACGGCAGTAGTAACGGGTTCTATTAGTGGTGCGACATTAACTGTTTCCGCCGTTTTTTCTGGCACCATTTATTTGGGCATGACCATTTCTGGAACCGGCGTTGTTTCTGGAACAACTATTACTGCGTTTGGAACCGGAACGGGCGGAGTTGGTAATTATACGGTAAGCACCTCTCAAACAGTTTCAAGCACAACAATTACTGCATCTTTTACAAATACAACCGTTCTGGTTTCTATAAATGGAAATGGTGCCGACGTAAATGATTTTGTTACTTTTAGTGGCGTCGCCGGAACGATTGGTGGAGTTGCAGCTTCCGCATTTAATAAAGAATTTCAGATTCAAAGCGTATTAAATAGCACTAGCTTTTTAATTACCATTTCATCAACAGCCACAACTGCAACCGGTGGGGGCACAGGCATTTCTGCTGCGTTCCAAATACACGTTGGGGCTGCTGACATTTCACGCGGCTATGGTTGGGGCGCTGGTACTTGGGGTACGGCTGCATGGGGGTATGCCTCGACTTCTTCTGTGGCGTCACCCGCTCGACTGGTGTTCCAAGACCGCTATATAAATGACTTATATTTCAATATCAAAGATGCAACCGGACAGTCTTTGTACGACACTGCCGGTACTAATATTTTTGTTTGGCCTTACGACAGTTCATTTGCTAGTAGGGCTGTTTTGTTATCTTCTGTTGCTGGTGCTACTTCTGTACCACGACAAGTGGGACAAATACTGTTTGCGCCATCTGGTCATTTGTTAGCTCTGGGATGTACTGACTTAACAAATACATACGACCCACTTCTTATCCGTTGGTCTAATGTAGACCCTGTAAACGGTCCGCAACCACAAGATTGGTATCCGACTGCAACAAACACTGCTGGCGATTTGCGCGTAGCCGCTGGCTCAAAAATTGTTACTGGATACAGAACTCGGCAAGAAATTCTTGTTTTAACAGACTTCACTGTAAATTCATTACAGTTCCTTGGCACCTCAGATATTTTTGGTCTTCAAGAACTCGCAAACAACACCAGCATCATGGGGCCAAATTCTGTAATTGGCGCAAACAACGTTGTGTATTGGATGGGCGTTGATAAGTTCTATCAATACAATGGTCGTGTTGATACCTTGCCATGTACGCTACGTCAGTTTATTTATCAAGACCCCGGTGTTAACCAGCGGCTTGCTCCATTATTTGTTGCCGGGGGTAATGGTGAGTTTAACGAAGTGATGTGGATATATGCTGACGCCACATCAAACACTCTTAATAGATATGTAATCTTTAATTACCAAGAACAAATTTGGTATTTTGGTACGTTAAACCGTACATATTGGACTGACGCAGGATATGTAATTAATCCTATCGCGGCTCAAGATGGTTGGATTTACCAGCACGATACTGGTGTTGATGCCGGAGGCCCAGTTGGCACCAGCGCGGCCTTAGACTCTTACATTACATCCGCTGACTTTGATATTGGTGACGGCAATCAGTTTATGTTAATGCGTCGGATTATCCCTGACGTTAACTTTTTGAATTCAACCGTAGCAAATGCCACTGCGTATGTGACTGTGGGTGTGCGTAACTTCCCCGGTGCGGCTAGTTCTACCACAAATGAAGAAGGTCAGACCACAACGCAGAACGTAACTACTACGGCGCTTACCACCGCTACGTTTGACCAGTACACAAACCAAGTGTTTATTCGTGCGCGGGGCCGTCAGATGAACTTCACGATTGGCTCAAACACTTTGGGCGTTCAATGGCAACTAGGTTTCCCGCGTCTTGACGCACGAGAAGATGGCCGGAGAAGTTAAATGGGGCTTATAAAATTCAATGCTCCGTCGCTACCTATACCGACAACGACATACAGCCAAGACCAACAACAGCAGCGCGATAACTCATTGCGCTTGTATTTTAATCAGATTGATTTTGCGTATTGGGATGGCACCAAAGTAGTTAATCCATATGGCGCGTGGAAAAGTTTAGTAACCCAGACTGCTACCGCTAATACGGCTACAGCAGTTGCTTTGGAAGTTGTGGATTACAAAAACTCCACATCAATTGCTTCATCTTCACGGATGACTGTGGCTTATCCGGGCATTTATAACCTTCAATGGTCTGCTCAAATTCTTAACTCTGATTCTGTGGCGCGAAGCCTTAGCGTTTGGTTGAGAAAGAATGGCACTGATGTAGTTGGTTCCACGAGGAACACTTTAGTGCAGGCTGGACAGGCAAACGGTGCGTGGAATTATTACATTCAATTAGCCGCCGCAGACTATATTGAAATTTATTGGTCTACCAACAACGCATTGGTAACGCTGCAAACATACGCTGCGCAAACAACACCAACACGACCAACTACGGCATCAGTAATTGCCACTCTTTCTTTTGTATCAGCAATACCTTAATATTCAACAAACCGTTTAAAGGTTACAACTATGAGTATGCGTGAAGTAGCAAAACATTTAGAAGCGATGGGTCGCCACGGTGACACTACGCTTGTCCATATGTCGCCGCAAGAAGTGTCGGCACTTCATGGCATTGCTTCGATTAATGGTACTCATCTTACTCATAACCCGCATACCGGACTTCCTGAAGCGTTTAACCTTGGTGGTTTCTTTAAGTCACTACTACCGACTATCGTCGGCGCTGTCGCCGCCCCGCTAACTGGTGGAACTTCCATGCTTATCCCGGTAATGGCTGGTGCTGCTACTGGCGCTGCTTTAAACGGAAAAGACCCGCTTATGGGCGCGCTTATGGGCGGTTTGGGTGGATATGGTGGGGCTGGCATTGGCAATGCGCTTGGAGCCTCTGGCGCGGCCTCTGGTGCAACTTCTGGTGCGGCTGGGGCCAATAGCCTTGCCACACCGACTGTTTCTACAGCTATGGAAAGTGGTTCAGTGATTCCCGGCGCTGATGCAATGAGTAGCGCCTCCGCTATGGGCAAACTCACATCCTTTATGCCAGATGCTGGAGCCGCTGGCGCGGCAAGCCAAGCGGCGCCCACGTTTGGTCAAATGGGGCGGGGTATTGCCAATCTTGGGAACTCCGCTGGTCGTGATGCGTTTGTTAAATCGCTTGGTGGCACCGGCCCCAACGCTGATTTGATGGCTGCTGGTAAGGTTGGTCTTCCACTTGGTATGGCGGGATTAGCTGGCATTGAACCGCCCAAGATGCCGCAAGAAAAAGAAGACACGTACGACCCGCGCGCAACATTAAACCTTAATACCGATAGTGGATTGCGTTTGTTTGCTGAAGGTGGTGATGTAAACGAAACACCAGACCCAGATAGCAATCCCGCTGAGTATCAATCAGGCAGGTACGGTGTGCCGATGTTAAATAAATCTGTTGGTGGTATAGCCAGCTTTGCCCGTGGTGGCTACCTTGATGGTCCCGGCGATGGCATGAGCGATTCGATTCCAGCAACCATTGAAGGCAAGCAACCCGCCCGTCTGGCAGACGGAGAATTTATTGTGCCTGCCGATGTTGTATCGCATCTGGGTAACGGTTCAACTAAGGCTGGCGCACAGCGTTTATACAGTATGATGGACAAGATTCGCCATGCCCGCACCGGAACGACTCAGCAAGGCAAACAAATTAACCCGAAGAAATATCTTCCGGCATGAAAGTAGAACAGGTTCCACCGCAGTACATCCATCAGGTATGGCCTGATGTAGTTGGATTCATTAAAGATGCACTTCAATATGGTTGTGGCGAATATAATGCCGACCATATGAAAGTAATGATTCTGCGCGGCGAACAGATTTTATTAGTAGCAGTAGAAGAAAACGCCATCAAAGGCGCGGCAACAGTTCAGTTTATTGACTATCCCAACTATCGAGTTGCATATGTCACAAGTATTGGTGGAAGGCTGATAGCCAATAAAGATATGTTTAAAGAGCTTACTGATTGGTGTAAGTTCAATGGAGCTTCAAAAATTCAAGGCGCAGCACGTGAATCAATAGAACGGTTGTGGAAGCGACTGTTTAACTTTGAGCGTCGTTACGTCATTGTGGAGAAAGATTTATGAGCCGCGCACTACTTGCAGAAATTCCAGACCTTCCGATTGAGGCGTTTAAGCACGTCGGTGATAAGCGAATTAAGCCGCAAGGTGGTGGCGGTAGCCAGCCATCTACCACAACCTCAAATGTTAGCCAAACAAACCTTCCTGCATACGCACAGCCTTACTACACAGAGCTTCTGAAGCAAACTGGTAAGAATGTTTTTAATACAGATTCTTCTGGAAATGTCACGGGCATTAAACAGTATGAGCCGTATCAAGGTCAGCGTGTTGCTGGTTTCAATCCCAACCAACAGCAAGTGTTTAATGAAACGATGGGCCTTAAAACTCCGGGTCAATTTGGTCAAGCAACCCAAGGCGCCGGTATTGGCAATTTGTTGGGATACGGAACCGCAGAGCGTGGTTTAAATGCTGCTTTTGGTCCGACTCAAAACTATATGTCGGACTACATTCAAGGCGCCTTGAATCCGCAGATTCGTGAAGCCAATCTTCAAGCCGATTATGCAAAGCGCAATGATGCTATTCAAAGCATGAGGGGCGGGGCATTTGGCGGTAGCCGTCAAGCCCTAATGTCTGCTGAACGTGAGCGTAATGCCAATCAGATGGTTGGTGACATCCTTGGTAAAGGCTATCAAAGCGCGTTTGATGCGGCTCAGAAACAACAACAGTACCTTGGCACTCTGGGTATGCAGGGTCTTCAGCAAGGTCTGGCTGGTTCTGAATTGATGGGCAAACTTGGTTCTGCTGAACAACAAGCCAACCTTGACCGCCTCAAAGCTCAAGGTGCGGTGGGTACAGAACAGCAGGCATTGGAACAGAAGCAACGTGACGTTGATTACCAACAAGCAATGGAAAAGCGTGACTGGGAAAAGAGTCAGCTTCAGTTCTATAGCGACCTTCTGCGCGGTAATTCAGGTGCGCTTGGTTCTCGTACTGTTAGCTATACCCCGACGCCATCATCCCTACAACAGTTGGGCGGTTTGGGGATTGCCGGTCTTGGCGCATATCTAAGAGGCTAGTAACATGAACCTTATCAAAGCATCAAAACTTCTGAAGGGTGCGCCGGATACTGAACTTACTCAGTATCTTAAGAACCCTACTGGTGATTTTCCCGAATATTTGGTGGCCAGCGAAAAGCTGCGCCGGGAAGAAATGCGCGAAAAGTATGCTGCTGCAAATCAAGGCCAGCCGACAAAAACATCAATCATTGAAGAATTGTTGCAAAAAGACACTCAAAAAATGCGGCAACAACCGCAACAACTACCTGAAGCTATGGGAATTGGCTCAGTTCCCCCGCCGGAAGGTATGCAACTGAGTCAAGCCCCGATGATGGAAGCTGCACAACAACAACCGCAACAATTCTATGACGGCGGCGTTGTTGCTTTGGCCGAAGGCGGCAGTCTTGAAGATGCAATCCAAGAGTATCTGCGACCCCATATGTATGAAGGCAAGGGGATGCAATCAGCAGGAATCAACCCGTCAATTCCGGTTGGTGCTGGCAGCATGGATTTGAGCGCCGCATACAACCGTATGGGCGATGGCGTTCCTTCGCAAAGTAACGTGACAGGCCGGATTGGCGGTTCTTATCCAATAGGTAAAGGTCGTTTGAGTGCTGGCATTCAAGGCATTCATGCGCCCGGATATAGTGGTATAACGGGCTATGACGTTGGCTATAACGATGAAAAGAATCGTTTGATGGCTAACATCAACCCGACCCCTCATGGTGCTGCATTAGGGGCATCTTATGGTCGTCGTCTTGATGATGACTCTTCAATCGATGCCCGCCTGATGCGCGACCCGCGTGGTCACATGAGTGGAAACTTAATGTACACCCACCACTTTGCCAAAGGCGGTCTGGCAGGCCTGTCCAGCGAAATCCATGACTACTTAGAAGGCTATGCCGCCGGCGGTGAGGTCAAGCACTTTAAGGCTGGCAACGTAGTTGCTGACCCGTATGCGATTCCAAGTTGGGCAACCGCACAACAGGCGGTTCCAGAAGCAATGACACAGCAGCAGGCTATTGATTTTGCCAAAAGTCAATTAGGAGAAAGTGCTGTTGCGGGTTATGAACCATTTATTCAAGCGCGCCAAAAGAAAATTGAAGAAAATCAAAAAAATTACTTACCTAATTTTTTGATTAATGCCGGTTTGGGGATGGCAACATCAGCAAAATTAAATCCGCTTCAAGCAGCAGCGGAGGGCGCACTAAAAGGATTTGAATACCATCAAAAGGCTAAAGCCGCCGACGAAGAAGCCAAAAACCAATTGGAAGAGTCGCGGTTCAAGTTCAAAGCCGCTCAACGCGCAGAGAATGCCGGACTTATTGGTCTGTCCAATCAACTCTACAACTCCAGCCAAGATGCTCATAGAAATGGTGTTGAGGCTAACAGGCAAGCGGTTGCTCTCGGCCTTACCGCTGCACAAGCAAGAGATACAGCAGACTTCCACCGTCAATCAATTGGCGCTACGAACAGGGAAATTGCAGTTCGCGCTGCTGATATTGATGAACGCCGCAAAGAGCGTGAAGCGGCTCTTAAGCAAGCTGGAGAAACGCGCGCATCTGACCGCCTGCTTAAGGCTCTTGATGTGGTTGCAACAAAGACAACAAACATGATGCAAGACACGAGCAAGAACGGATTCCCGGAATGGTATACGGACCGTCAAGCCAAACTTTCGGAACTATCACCAACTGCCCGTAAAGTTGAAGAGCAACGTATGCGTCAAGAGCTTGAGTTGTATTACGGCATTACCCCGAACTTGAAAGCAATGGCCGGTTTAGGTTAAAGTGTTAAAACACTTCATGGGTGTTTAAATGCCTGTAAATATTGATGTTCCCGGATTAGGTCCGGTTAGTATTCCTGACGACGTACCAGTTAATCTGGTGGATGATTACGTCAGTCAGATTGCTAAATCAAAAAACATCAATCTGCCCGCGCCTGAAATTCCTAAAAAGCCATACACGTTCGGTGCCGGTCTGCGTGACGTTGCCGTGGGTACGGCTGGAATTATTCCTAGTCTTGTTGAAACATTTGCAGAATTTACTCCAACCGATACTTTTGGAAGATTGACTGGCGCCGATAAAGGAATAGCCAGTTTGTTGAAAGGTGTTGCCCCCGAATATTCTGAAGACATTGGAAAACTTGGTATTTCGAGAGGAAATGCCAAGTTTCTGCGAGATGTTCAAAAAGACTTGTATTCAGAGCAATCCAAGGCAGCACAAAAAAATCTTGCCAAGAAACTTGAAGAGTCAACATCTCTTTTAGATGAGGCCGGGATTGCCGCCAGAGAAACCCTCACAACCCCAGAACTTTTAGCAAGCTATGGGCCGGAAGCCTTGTCTTCAATTGTTGGCGGTAGGCTTTTGGGAACCGGCCTTGCCAAAGTTGGCAAAGCTGTAGCACCCAAACTGGCCGAAGCCGCTGGAGAGCGCGCAGCCAAGATTCTTGGCGAGAAAGGCATGAAGTTCCTTGGTGGTCCAGAAACAATCAAGACGGTTGTTGGTGGCGCTACTATGCAAGGTGCAAGCGTAGCCAATCAAAACTTCAACTCCGTCATGGAGATGGATGGGGGCAAACTTGCCGAAACTCCAGAGTATCAAGCTGCCATCAAAGAAGGTGCAAGCCCAGAGGATGCTCGCAGAATTGTTGCTGAAGGCGCAGCAAGTGGCTCTCTTCTTCCGGCCACCGCTTTAAGTCTTGTAGCGCAATACGCTGTTCCCGGCGGTCACTCTTTAGAGCAACTTGTTGCTGGGGCGGCAGGCAAGACTTTAGGCAAGAGCGCATCTCAATTTGGCAAACAAACTGCCAAAAGTTTTTTTGGTGAAGGCTTTTCTGAGGCGGGTGAAGAAGGCGGCGGTCAGTACCTTGGAAACATTTTCATGCCGGGTCAACAAGACCCGATGCAAGGCGTTGGTGCTGCCGCTGGTATGGCTGGTGCTATGGGCGCCCTTATGGGTGGTGGTGCTGGTGGTATCAACGCACTTCAGGCCCAACGCGCACAAAAGGTCATGGAAGAGCGGGCGCAGGCAGAAAAAGAAAAAGAGCAAGCCATCCCAGATGTTGCTGAAATTGCACACCCGCTTGGCAGCAATCTTCCCGGAGAAACGGTTTCTGCTGAAGCAAACAACTTCTTGTCAAAGGCTGAAAAAGACAAGCCGTTTGGTTTGGATTACATCAACAAACAAACGGGCGATGATGTTGCACACGAGGGTGATGCAACTGCTGTAGCCAATGAGCTTATCCGTCGCGGCGAGATTGTTAACACCGGAACTGAAGAAGCTCCACAATTTAGCTTCATCAAAGAAGAGGACCGCATTGCTCCTCACTTAGATGGGACGACGCCGTACTTTTATGCTTCGCCTGTTACCCGCCAGACCGGGGAAACTACTGCCGAAGGCTATGAAGTAACAAACCCCGGCATCAACGTTACCCGCAAGGCCGCTACTCCCGAAGAAGCAGAAAACATCAAGACCCAAATGGATGCGCGTGTTGAGCGTATGACTGGTGAGATTGACAAAAAGATTGAGTCTCAGAACGAAATCATTTCGGCAGTAAGTGAAAACCTGAACATCGCCATCGCTAGTGATATGAGCGATGAAAAACTTTCTGAAGAGCATGACAATGCTGCGGCAAAAATTGCCGAAGCACAGCAACAAATTGAACAATTAAATCAAGAGCGGGAAAAGATTGCGACCCCGACAGAAGTTAAGCCAATCAACGAAAAGAAGGGCGAGGAAAGCGGATATGAAGTTCGTCAGTACCGTCCGGGCAAGACGGCGAAGACAGTAGTCCCGTTTGCAACCCGCGAGGAAGCGGAAAAGTTTATTGCTGAAAACGCTTCGCTTGAACAGCAGCAAGCAATCTATCAAGATGAAGCCCCGCATCGTGAGGGTCTGAGAAAGGCGCAGAAAGACTTATTCGCGCCAGAAGAAACTCCGACTGAAGAAGGTGCAGAAACAACGTTTGAGCCCCAAGCCACACCTGAGATGCAGCAGAAGGTGCAGGAGGTTACGTCGCGTCTGCGCGGTACTCTAGACCAGATGGGTCTGCAAAACATTGGGCTGAATATCTCCAACAAATTGACCAGCATGGTCAATGGACAGATGACTCCGGTGGATGGCTACTACCTTAACCGGGTCATCCATGCTTCTTTAGATAACACGCGCGGTGTACTGGCGACCTTTGGTCATGAAACCGTCCACGCCTTGCGTGAGCTTGGGATGTTTAGCGACAAAGAGTGGGACATCCTCACTCGCAAGGCAAAGAGCGAATGGATTAAGAAGTACCGCACCGAAGAGCGGTATGGTCATCTTAGCGAAGAAGAGCAAATCGAAGAAGCCATCGCTGATGCGTTTGGCGACTGGATGGGCGGAGATTACAAGCCTACTGGCGCTATCCAAGGATTGTTAAACCGCATGAAGATGTTCCTTGAGTCGATGGGCTCGACTCTGCGCGGGCAAGGCTTTGATAGCACCGAGAAGGTATTCCAACGCGCATTGAAGGGCGAACTGAAGGGCGCCCGCGCAGAGCAGAAAGCCGAAGGCGTAAAGCACGCTCTATCGTTAGAGGACTACAACAACCTTTCGCCCGAAGCGCAACGGGTGATGGCGGAAGACTTCCTGTATTCGCCGCTCAACCGGCTTGTCGTTAATGCACCCAACAAACTTGAGAATCAATCGGCTGGTGTGTGGCGGCAATGGTTCAACGCAAACGCAAATCAAGCCGGGGGCAAAGAAGGCGAATACTTCTGGACTGGTCTAGATGAATGGTTGATGAGCCAAGGCAAAAACAAAGTCTCGCAGAAACAAATTGTTGATTACCTGCAAGCCTTTGATAACCCGCGTGATGTGGTTTATGAATCTGCCGGTCGCCCTGAAATTGGTGTTATAGATGTAACGGACCAAATGCCAGAGCAGGTTGACCCAAATGGCAAACCGGTTGAAGGTGCTTATGAATTTGTGGTTAACATTGGCGGGCAAGACTTTTCTTTTATAGCTTACAAGTTTGACCGTAATTATTATCCCTTTGATTTGTATGACGTTAATAACGAATTAATAGATTCGTTTGAAGACATTGAAGACATCAAACAAGAGCTTGCATACGAAGCCAATGAAAGTCTTGGCGCTAATGGAAATTCAAAATTTTCAGAATGGACTTTAGATGGCGGCGACAACTATCGAGAGATTCCAGTTGTTTTGTCTGGGCCAGCAGCCAAAAACATTGCTTTTAATTATTACAATTCTCACTTTCCTGACGCCAATGTGTTGTATCACTTGCGTACAAATGACCGCCAAGATGTTCTTGGAAACAATGTTTTGTTTGTTGAAGAAGTGCAATCGGATTGGGCGCAGAGCGGTCGAGATGTTGGTTTTGTTTTACGCGATGAAAAAGAAGAAGCCCAAAGAATAGAAAAAGAAAAAGAAAAAATCAATTTACAAATTGAACAACTTCAATATGAAGAAGGCAGGATAAATGATTATTTAATTGAAGCGGAATACGCTCGTAAAAAAGTTCCTGATTTTGAAGAAAAAGCAGATATGCGTTCAGAATTAAGAAATAAAATTACAGAGCTTTATAAAAAAATAGAAGAGTTGCCAGTCCAAAAAGTTCCGGCTGGGCCTTATGTTCAAGATACTGGCAAATGGGTTGAACTTGCCGCAAAAAGAATTATTGCTATGGCCGTTAGCGGCGGCTATGACAAAGTAGCCTTTATTAATCCGGCTCAAGCGCACTATCGTTTCCCCGAAAAAAGTGATGGCGGCAGTACAAAAGAAGGGTTTGAAAACTTCTACGGCAAAATTTTGCCCAACAAACTTAACTCGTTGCTCAAAAAGTATGGCAGTCAGGTAGAGGTTGTTGAGCTTCCAGTTGTTGGTGATGCCACCAAATGGGCAACGGATAACGAAACAAGCCAACAACTTGGCTTCAGCGTCACGCCAGAGCTTGTCAAGTCTGTTCGTCAAAACGGATTTCCGCGTCATGCCCTGCCGATGACCGTTCTTGCCCAAGGCAAGCGCAAGCCGTCATTGAATGCCAATGGCTCACAAATCTATCCAACCAAAGATGGCATCAGAAATTTCTGGCGCTGGTTTGGTGACGGACAGCTTGTTGACAAAGAGGGTCGCCCACGCCTGTTCTACCACGGCAGCACAAGAAACATTGAAGCGTTTAAGACTGGAACGGCTGACGCAATCTTCTTTTCGCCCAGCCCGATTCCCGCAGATACCTTTATCAATTACAAAGCGGAAGAGCTTGGCGAAGATAGAAACAAGGGTGTTGTATACCCGGTATATCTGAACCCAAAAAACGTTTTTGATTACGAAAACGAAGAGCAAGTCAACAGATTGGTTGACGAGGTAATGAAGGGCGCTAACATTAAAATCTTCCAGAATATTAGGAAGGTTATCCTTCATCCTTACTATAGCGTTAAGGTGCCGAGTGAAGGCGGCGGGACGGAAGAAGAGTTCTACGTTGCGCCCGAGTCAATCATTGAACCCAAAAAGTACAGCAAGGAAGGCTTGCGCCAAAGGCTGATGTCAGGGGCATGGCCTGTATTTGAAACGGGCGAAGTGATTGATGCAATTAAGCGTCTTGGCTTCGATGGCTTCTTTATTACCGAAGCTACGAAGGGCCAGTTCTACAAGAACGTAGCTGTCTTTAGTCCAAAACAAATCAAAGCTGCATTTGGCAACAATGGTGAGTTTGGTCTTGGCTCTGACAAAATTCAATTTGCTTTGCCGCAAAACGTTTTGGGCCAACCGGCAACTCTTCCCACTTGGACTGAGCCGACAGATAGCAAGACTGACGATGCCATCTTCCAAATACAGGACAAGATGGTTGACGTTAAACGCGTCGTTCAGGAAATCACCAAAGCTGCTGGAAAAATTCTTGACAAATGGAATCCATATCTTCAAGAAGAGCTTTATCACGGGCGCACAGCACAACAGACGGAGCGTTTCCTGCGGACTGAGCTTCGCCCGCTGCTGCTCGACCTTTCAAAGCACAACATCAGCATCCCTGAGTTTGAAGAGTTCTTGCACAACCGTCATGCAGAAGAACGCAACAAACAAATTGCCAGCATTAACCCGGCAATGCCTGATGCTGGTTCTGGCATTGCGACACAAACCGCTCGTAACTATTTGAATGCAATACCGCCCGCTCGTCGTCGCTTATTAGATTCGATTGCAAAGCGGGTGGATGACATCAACCGTGACACTCGTCAGGTTCTTGTTGATTCTGGTCTTGAGCTACCGCAAACAATTGCTTCGTGGGAGCAGACTTACCCGCACTACGTTCCGCTGTTCCGCGAAGACGCGGACTATGTAACTACATCTGGGTATGGCGTTGGTCAAGGCTTCAACATTCGAGGTGACTTCTCGAAGCGAGCAATGGGTTCAAATCGCGGTGTTGTTCAAATCTTTGCCAACATTGTCATGCAGCGTGAACGCGCCATCATCCGTGCCGAAAAGAATCGCGTGGCACAGTCTGTGTATGGTCTTGCCGTTCAGAACCCCAACAAAGACTTCTGGTTGCCAATCGACCCAGAGGCTATCAAAGATGTGTCCAAGGTTCAGAATGAACTGTTAAATCTTGGTATCAGCCCTAACGATATTCAGAACATCTTCCAGCAGCCCACAAGAAAAGTCATTGACCATAAGACCGGGCTTGTAACAAACAAAATTGACCCGTATGTTTTAAACAGCCCCAACATTCTTGCTACCAGAATTAACGGGCGCAATCACTATTTGTTGTTTAACAGCAACGACCCGCGCGCAAAACGGATGGTATCGGCATTGAAGAATCTTGATGCAGACGAACTTGGCCGCGTCATGTCCATCATGGGCGGGATTAGCCGTTGGTTTGCTCGGGTGAATACTCAGTACAACCCTATATTCGGTATTGTTAACTTCTTGCGCGACATCGAAGGCGCAACCCTTAACTTGTCTACTACGCCTATCGCAGACAAAGTTAAAGATGTCATGAGCGTGGAAAACTTGAATGGTGCGCTCGGGGCAATTTGGAAGGTCTCAAGAGCAGAGCGAGACAAGGGGACCATGCCTGCTTCGCAATGGGCAAAGCTGTGGCAAGAACTCCAAGAGGAAGGCGGTCAAACTGGCTATCGCAGTATGTATAGCAGCACTGAAGAGCGGGCTGACGCTATCAAAACTGAAATCAAAAGCATTGATGGCACTGGAGTTATGCCGAAGCTCCGGGCTTTAGGTGACTTCTTATCTGATTACAACACCTCGATGGAAAACGCTGTTCGCCTTACGGCTTATAAAGCCGCGCTGGACAAAGGTTTGTCCAAGCAGCAGGCGGCCAGTGTTGCCAAGAACATCACCGTCAACTTCAACCGCAAGGGCAACATTGCTACCCAGATGGGCGCTTTGTATGCGTTCTTTAACGCCTCTGTTCAGGGCAACGCGCGCATCTTGGAAACCCTCCGGGGTCCAATGGCGAAGAAGATTATTTATGGCGGATTGTTGTTGGGCATTGTTCAGGCTCTAGCCTTGGCTGCGGCAGGATTCGATGAAGATGAACCGCCAGAATTCTTGAAGGAACGTAACATTGTTATCCCGGTTGGCGGGAAGAAATACATTTCTATTCCGATGCCGTTGGGATACAACGTCATTCCAAATGTTTCGCGCAACATAATGGAATGGTGTCTCAGTGGATTCCGTGATACCGGCAAACACATAACAGGCATTTTTGGTTCTGTGATTGATACGTTTAACCCGATTGGTGGTGGCGGCTGGTCTTTACAAACTGTTGCACCTACGGCGCTTGACCCGTTTGCTGCTCTTGCAGAAAACAAAGATTCATTTGGTCGCCCGATTTACAAACCAGAATTGAATGCTACTGACCCGACGCCGGGCTACCTTAGAACAAAGGACACTGCTACTGCTTGGAGCAAGTGGATGGCAGAGTTTTTAAACAAAGCAAGCGGCGGCACAAAGTACAAGCCGGGTGGTATTAACTGGACTCCAGACCAGATTGACTATGTAATTGGACAAATTGGTGGTGGTGTTGCGCGTGAAATTGGCAAGGGCGCACAAGCAGTCTCCAGCATTTCTACTGGAGAAGAGTTGGCTCCGTACAAGATTCCATTGGTTGGCAGGTTCTATGGCAATGCAGAATCTAACGCCGCACAAATGCAGAGGTACTACGACAACATCACGCGCCTAAACGAACATGAGAATGAAATCAAAGGTCGGCGCAAGAATCATGAGCCGGTGTTTGAGTACATCAAAGAAAACCCCGAGGCAAAACTTGTTCCAATCTCTAACTCTATTGAGAACAACATCAAAGAGTTGCGCCAACAGAAAAAGCGCCTAACTGAGCGCGGGGCCAATCCTGAACAAATCAAGCGCATCAATGACCGCATCATCGCTCAGATGAAGCGCCTCAACGAGCAAGTAAAGAAACTTAGAGATTAAGTTCTATCGACCCAAACAAACGGACAAAAAAACTTGTCAGTTTTGTATTGCTGCTGACCCTCATACCAAACTTCCATCTGTTGGCATTCGTAAAGCGACTCAAAAGAATCTATCCAGTATAGATGCCCTGAGTGAAGCATCAAAAGATTGAACCAAATGTATGTCATTTCACCACCAGTTTGTTGGTTTTGAAAAGATGAAGCAGAGTCGCTTCGTGCGCCTTTTGCCACAGGTGAATGCGCTCTTCTTTTGACAGCTTGGAGCCTTGGTCAATTTCGTGATGACAGCGGCTACACAGAAATGCGATGAAGCAGTCGTGTGCCTTGATGCTCATGCCCTTTCCGTGTCGGCTTTGATTAGAGTGGGCTGAAACTATTGTGCCATCTTCAGACCCGCAGTTCATGCAGGGCTGACCATTGGCGGCATCTGTTAGCTTTTTGTTTCGGTAGTTCAATGTACCGACACATGAGTTACTTCTGGGTTGCCCAGCCAGAACACCGGCTTGACTGAGCCATATTTGTCTGTGAAGTCTGAGTTATTTAAAACAGATAAAGCCTCGTCTTCTGAGAACCCGGCTTCGGCCAACATTGATACGCATTTGTTTAGGTCGTATACGGGTAGAAGAACTTCTTTGTGAACGGATAGTCCAAGGAATGCTTCTTTCAATTCGGGGATTGGGTTTTGCATATTTACCTCACGGAAGAACTACTGCGCTTGGTAGTATGCCATCCCTGACAAATTGGACAATGGTAAATTTTCATTTCGGCGGTATAAAAAGCAGCCGCTCGTTCAGCGGCTTGCTTTGCCAGTTCTTCCGACCCATACCGCAGCTTTGCCTTACAAGCTGACTTTTTGCTCAACTTCTTGACCTTCCAAGTTTTTTATTGCATTTACAAGAACGGCGTTAAATCCACGTTCTAACAAATACTGGCGACCTTCTTCATCAACATCAAGACTGACAATTAAACCTTTGGGCGTTTCAACGCATCCAAGTACATCAAATTTCATTTGATAATCTCCACGGGTGTCCAAGCAGCAAGGTTGATTGCGTTGCCGTTCTCATCGGTGCAATAACTGTAAGCACCATCTAAATGATGAAATTTAACCTCAAGATATTTTCCGTTGTCCTTTTTATATTCTTCGTCAAGGACGCGAATCATTACATCACTCGGCGCTTCGTACAGTTTGATTTTCATTTTTTTCTTCCATTTGGTTCTTTAACTCCTTTGCTTTTTCTTCACCGACAAAGTACTCAAACACAACCCACAGTGCCTGTTTAAGTTTTTCGTTCCATTCAACATCTTCTTCGAGATAGTAAACATCTCCATAGCAGTATCTAATATGTTCTTCCAAAGCCCGAACCATAATTAAATCAAACGTATCATCATCCATCTCAACAGTTACTTTCATTTTCATTCTCCTTGTTTGTTTCTTGCTCGGATAATTTGCGTCAGGGCATACCCTTGGTCATCCCAAGCACCGCAGTAGCCTTCTACTGCCTTCGCGCAAGCCTCACGTTCCGCTTCCACACAATCCATCACCAATTTCATGACCCAAGGAGGCACTTCTCTATGCCCCGCCATACGGATGATGTCATCGCGTGTCATTTCTTTTCCTTAATCAAAGTCATAATTTCACGCAGCGCATTTGTTGCTTCTTTGCCGCGTATTTCTTCACGTTTCATTAGTGCTTCTGCTCTGTCTGCTGATTTGTATTTCAGTAACCGTCGTGCTTCGCACTCAAGCGCCCAGTCCGGACACCAAGTGCAGACCTCCCTGCCGCCAAAAAGTTTCACCAAACTTTCTGGCTTGCAGGATTTGTTACAATTTATGGCAATCTCCAAGTGGCGCAATCGTTGGCAGTCCACTGTTTAACCATCACAATTTCACCACGCTTACGCATCTGATTAAGGATGGCTTTGATGGTTGTGTACTTACCTTTGATTGCGTCATAAATTTCAATGGTAGAAACTTCTTCTTCAGAATCTCCAAGGAAGTTAATAATCTTTTCCCTTACGGTATTACCCCGCACCTTATATTTGGCGTCGGGGCTACCGCTCATTGCATAACCTTCTACAAATTGTTTTGTTGTGTTTTGAAAATTGATATGTTTTGGTGACAACTCAAACAACAAAGCGAGGTTCATTATTTCTCCTTGGTGCCAGAGGCCGGAATCGAACCGGCACAACCTGTTATGGTCGGCAGATTTTAAGTCTGCTGTGTCTACCGATTTCACCACTCTGGCTTTGACTTATTCTTTGACGAAAGCGCCGCCGCTAATCACCTTGCCCTTGCGGTCTTTTATTTCTTCATACGCATGGGCCAAGCACTTTGTTACATCCATGTTCCACATCTGACAGTAAATAATCAAACAAACCATCACATCGCCCACACCATCTACCCTGCCCTCGTGGTTGGCCTTTAACTCTGCGCTTGCTAACTCACCAAGTTCTTCGACGGCTTTTAACAATTGAGCCTGCGGGGTTGAGTAAGTTGGGATGTCTCGGGCAAACGCCCACTCTCGTACTAGCTGCTCCAAATCTTCAAACTTTGTCTGCATTTCAATGTCCTCGTTGGTTTTCTTACTCTTTCGGGCTTTACTTCCAAAAACCTAGGTCTTTGTTCTTTTGAGAAATCAACCAAACCTTCTGTAATTTTGTAGATGGCTTCAGCATAAAGTCTGTAAGGGATGCGCTTATTCTTTTCCCAACGGTTTATGCTGTGGCGGCTAGTTGGTTTGTTGGTTACTTCACCCAACCATGCTGCCACGGCATCCATAGACCAACCTTTTTGAAGGCGCCAATCTTTTAGTTTCTCGCCGTTTGTCATGCAAGAATTTGCATTGCCTTGATGGTTGCTTCCAGCTTTGCAATCTTTCGTTCGCGCTCGTGGAGCAGACCTTCGTAATGCTCGCGGAGGTCAGCAAGTTGGCGCTGATACTGGTTATCGCTAGTCATTAGACTGATGAGACGTTGTGAAGTTTCATACTGGCGTTGCATAAAGTCAGACATTTTTATCTCCTTGACAGTAAATCCACACCCGCGCCATGCGTGAGTTGTGACCAATTTCTGCAATCAAATTTTCAGCTTCCTCATACTTTCTTTCATTCATGAGGTGATGCGCTTCTTTCTCCAACCTAACGATGTTTTGCAGATAGGTTGACCAGTCTTCGATGTTTTCAATCAAGTTCACTTCTCCACCTTGGCCATGATTTCTAATGCCATGACATTTGCCAAAGGCTTGTCCTCAACCAACAACGACCTAGCCATTTTGTTCTCAAGAACAAATGTGGCGGCTTCGCTCAGTCCGGTTTTGTATCCATCATTCCAAGCGTTGTCGCCCTGAACGGCATTTGTTACCGCCCTGCGAATGAACTTAGAAACATTCGAGTGTTGCTCTCGTATGTCCGCCATCATCCCGACCGGGAGCATTACGCAGTAAGGCTTTAATTGTTGCTTTTCCATTCGTTGAACTCCCCAACTATGTTGTTAAATACATCTGCTGCATCTGCATCCGTATCAAGTTTTGACTTGCTATCAATCGAGCAAGTCTCTTTGATAAACGAATCGGCAGACTTTTCTGATGTTTCCCAAGCCATGCCGGACTCGACCAGATACATCTGAAAGTCGATGTCCTTGCAAAGAATTGCCGCCGTGTTGGATAGCGTTTTCTTTTGCGGGCGTTTGTATGGCCTCTCGTGTTCGTCAATCCTGACCATAACAATCTGGTATCTGGCCCCAACAAAATCCCGAAGAAGGTCTTCAGGAATGTTGTCGGGGTGTACGCATAGCGTAAGCACATAGCCAGTACGGTCTTGTTTGATGGCTACCTTGACGCCTTCAAACTGAATGGTGTCCACCTAGAAATTTCCCAATCTTGATGAAAAGATTTCCAATGAAGTTTCCCTTATCAATCGGAGGGGATTCATAGATTTTCTTTATGTAATCCCTCACCTCTACATCACTGAAGCGTCTAGGCCCACGGGTCGGGAATATCATCTTCAATTTCCTTCTTAACTGGCTTCGCTGGCTTGGTTTGTTCGGCGTTGTACGGCTTTGCTGCGCGGAGTGACAGGAACTCTCCCTTTGCGGTTTGACGAACCCAAGCGCTGACTTCGAGGCGCAGGTCGCCATCCTCATCACGCGGCAAAGAATCAATCAGTTCTTGCGTCAAAAGAATCTCGCCGCCCATGTCAGGTGCTTTGTCGCTTTTCTTCTGGCGTTTCCAGAGTGCGCCGGTGTTGACGTATTTCATTTGTTTCCCTTTTCAAGTTGCTGCGCCTTTGCCTTGAAGGCGGCGACAATTTCGGCGGCAGCATCAGCGTCGCGCTTTTCAATCAATTTGATGGTGTCGGAGTTGATTGAGTAGAACCGACGAACATTGTTCGCCGTGGAACATCCATCCATGAACGTGAGAATAATTTTCTTCACGTCTTCCACGAAGGTGTCCTTGGACATCTTTGACGGCTCAATAACATACGGCTCAGGCTCACCCTTCACCTCTTCGGGTTGCTTCGCTGGCGCGGCCTTTGGTGCAGCCGGAGGGGCATTCCTAGTGTCTTCTTTCTCGTTCTCGGGGTCATCACCTGTAGACAGTTGAAGCGCCTTAAGAAGAGCGTACTTGTTGCAGCCGGTCAGGGCTTTGTAAATGCCCTTATCACCGACGCCCTTCGAGTTGCGGTCATTTCCTGCACCAGCCATCTTGAACGTCAGGCTCTCGCCAGACGCGGTGTGGTGAACGGTGTAGGTGACAAGAATGTTGGTGTTACCCCACTCGTCATGTGACACGGAGTCAACAGACGGAATGATGACAATGTCATTCTCTAGCAATGCCTCGCGGGTCTGCGCCACCACGTCAGATTCCGTGACGTAGTTGTACTGTTGGAATTCATTGCGGCCCTTCTTCTGGACATATCCAACCTTCATCGCGGCGGATTGCAATGCACTAAGCAGATTTTTCATACTGGCTCCATTGGGTGCAGAATTTATTTACAGGGCAGAACGACGCGCACCTCGTGCGTTCGCCCTCTCGGACTTCAATAAAGTGTTTCTCGTCAGGCACTTCCGGTGGTTTGTCCCAATGCACCTTAACTGCCGACTTACGACCTTCTTTCATGAGCGCCCATGACGTGGGCTTTTCCCACATCTCTGCTGGCGTACATGGTTGGATGTCGCCGCCGATATGAGCGGCAGCGAAAGTGTTTTGGTGGATGTCGATGCGGGATGAAACAAACTCATCTTGTTCTTCATCCGACCAGCGATTGACCGGAATGACAACAACCGGAGATTGCGGGTAGTCGCGTGAGCGTTGAGCCTCACGGCGCGACCAGTCTCGAACAATTGCAACGATAGCAAGCGAGTGAACAGGCATCTTCTTAGCGTGTCTTACAAGGTAAGCGTAACAGTTAAGTTGTTGTTCCCATTCAATTTTTTCATTCATTACGCCATATGCTTTGACTACTTTGTAGTCAAGAATATCGATACCGCCATCACGCAGTCGCTGGACATCAACCGCGCCGGACAGGGTCCAGCCTTGGATTGAGTGATACATACGCTCTTCGAGCAGATGGTCTTCATCAGCGCCCTGTTCGAGTATGGTATGTACTGCGCTACCGAACAGGCTCCAGACCATGTCGGAGGCATCGGACTCAAGCTCGTCGGCGTGTTTTCTTTTCAGCGCCACAAGCTGGGGTGGTGCGATGAGTTCTGTGACGGAGATGTCGGACTTGCCCTTCGAGTACGTCGGGCGTTCGAGTGCATTCACGATAGTCTGGGGTAGTCCAAACTTGTTTGTAATCTTCATGTGGTCTCCTGTGTGGGTACAATCGTTCCCATCGGTGTCAATATATCAGATTCGAGCGGGGTGTCAATATGGGAAAGTCACAACGTGTCAAGGGTGCTACCGGTGAGCGGGAAGTCTTGGCATTGCTTGGCGAGAAGCTGGGCAGGAAGTTTGAACGCAACATTACTCAGAGCCGGTACGGTGGTGCTGACTGCATCGACATGGGGAGAATCAAGTTGGAAGTAAAGCGCCAAGAGAGGTTGGCTGTCAAGGACTGGTGGGAGCAGGCGCAGAAGCAGGCCAAGGATGATGTGCCAGTACTTGCTTACCGTCAAAGCCGCAAGCCGTGGACATTCGTACTTGACTGCGCCGACGTTTGCCTGTTAGATGTGCGCGGGCATCTTATACATATGGATATAGATGCTTTTTGTTTAATAGTAATTAAATTAAATCTTTTGGAGACCAATAATGGCAAGAGTTAATTATGAGTACTTAAGAGAATTTGCTAATGTAAGACAACATGAAGTTCTTGATGTATTAGATAAATCATCTAGTCAACAAGAAGCAGCAAATAAATTGGGTATGAGAGTTGATTCTTTACAAGAACATTTAACTAGATTAAAGAAGAAAGCTGCTCAATCTGGTTTAGCTCCAGACTATGACATGAAGCATCCGGTTCCAGCCGGATTTGTTGTGAAGGGTGTATCAACCTATTACTCGGAAGACGGTTCGGTCAAAGGTCAATGGGTCAAGTCTTCGTTAGCGCATGAGAACCAACAAGACATACGAGATGCATTTCTCGAAGCCTTCAAGGATGAAATCCCAAGGGCGCAACCAACAAAGCTGAACGAAGCAGTTAGCCCATTATTACTGAACTGTTACATTTTTGGAGACCCGCACGTCGGTTTACGCACATGGGCAGAAGAAACTGGAGAGAATCACGACCTTAACTCCAGCATCAATTTGTTCACCACGGCCCACGCCGATTTGGTCAATCGCTCACCTGCGGCAGAGACAGCAATCATCCTAAACCTCGGCGACTATTATCACGCCGATGACGGCAGGAACATTACTCTGCGAAGCGGGCATCCTTTATCAGTCGATGGGCGTTACCAGAAGGTTCGCGTTGTTGGTTTCAAAATTCTTCGCGCCATGATTGAGATGGCGCTAAAGAAGCACAAGAAGGTAATTGTCTGGAACATCCAAGGCAACCACGATGATTACTCTGCAATTGATTTAAGCCTTTGGCTTCAGGTTGCTTACGAAGATGAGCCAAGGGTTCATATCGAAACATCTCCCAACAAATTTTACTTTCATAAACATGGGGATGTGATGCTTGCCGCCACTCATGGAGACACAACAAAGTCGAACGCTATCCAAGGCGTGATGGCATCAGACGAGTCAGAGATGTGGGGGCAGACAAAGTTTCGGTACGCACACATGGGTCATGTGCATCACAAGACTTTAAAAGATGAGCCGGGGGTAGCGGTGGAGACTCATCGAGTCTTACAGCCGAATGACTTGTACGCTCACGTCTCTGGCTACCGCAGCCAGCGTGACGCACAATGTATTACCTACCACTCCAAGCTGGGGGAGTACGCTAGAGTGATGGTGAATCCGGTCATTGTGGAGGTTTTTTCTCCTCGTGACTGACAGACATCACGAGTTCTTCGTCCTCGACATAGACCCAAATGACGACTCCGTCGTCTAAGCTAATCATCAGTTCGTCGTCTTCAGTGCCGACATCAATGATGGTGCGACCCACCATATCGCTAAGAATTTGTTCGAGGCTCATGGGGCAACTCCATCAATAAAGTGCTTTAAATTTAACACACTAAGTGTTACAACCTGCCCATCGCATAGGGGATTTCAAGTGAGTCTTTTACGCAATCAGGACGCTCGTCACATAGACTTTGAGGCGTTCGTAGGCATCATCCCAAGCAACCCCAAACTACTTCCAAGCGACCTTGACATGGTCATAGAGCGCAGAGGATACTGCCTATGTGCCGAATGGAAACGTCCCAACGAAAGGTTTAGCATTGGTCAAAGACTGATGCTCGAAGCCCTTTCGAGGAAGCCCGATTGGCGCGTTTTAATTGTTCACGGCGACACAGATGATGGACTGAACGTGACGGGGCTTTGGTTGTTAAATGGCTCCGAGACAGTCTATCTTGGGTCCACCGCAGAACACCTTAAAGAAGCCATCCGATTCTGGTACTCATGGGTTGAAGAAAATGCCATACGTCACGAAGAAACGTCCATACGATAAAGAGTACGCCGAGTACCACAGCACAGAAGAACAGAAGAAGAATCGAGCAAAACGAAATGCCGCCCGCCGTCAGAAGATTCGGGAAGGCTCTGCCAAGAAGGGAGACGGCATGGATGTTGACCATGTCATCCCGCTATCAAAGGGCGGTAGCAACACGAAGTCAAACCTTCGTATGAAGACCGCCAGTTCAAACCGTTCCAAAAAAAATAAATGAGCGCTCTGTCCGACCTGTCGGGCGAAGTCCTTGCCCTGCTGGGGCATCGTGACCATGCCCGCACCATTTGCCCTTCATGCTCACCCGAGCGGAAGAAGTCTAAAGAAACGTGCCTGAGCATTGACCGCAAAGACAATGGAATTGTCTGGACTTGTCACCATTGCGGTTGGTCAGGGATGTCACCTTATCGCCAGTTCACCCCGAGGAAAGCCATGTCAGCCATCGAAAAACCTATCGGTAACTCATTGACTCCAAAGGCAATTTCGTATTTAAATAGTCGCGGCATTTCAGAACAAACAGCAAAGTCTGCAAATCTTTACTCAACCAGTCGTTACATTCAGAAGGTTGGTGGCGAGGTTTCATGTATCGCCTTCCCATATATGCGCGGCGGCAATGTTGTAAACATCAAGTACCGGAGCATTGAGCAGAAAGGTTTTTCGCAGGAAACGAGCGGCGACCAAATCTTTTATCTGTTAGATGACTTGGACACGACGCTCCCGATTGTGATTGTCGAGGGCGAGATTGATGCGCTTACTTGTATCGAGGCTGGCGTTAAGAACGTCCTTTCCGTACCGAGCGGCGCTCCAATCAAGGTAAGCGAAGGCCGTGTTGACCCAACCGAAGACCGCAAGTTCAGCTTCGTTTGGGATGCCAACAAACAAATCAATGCAGCGCCATACATCGTGATTGCATCGGATGGCGACATCGCTGGCACGGCTCTCAAAGAAGAATTGGCCCGCCGGATTGGCAAGGCAAAGTGCAGAGTAATCTCCTACCCAGAAGGGTGCAAAGACCTTAACGATGTGCTTACCAAGTACGGTTCGGACAGGGTTAAAGAACTCGTTGAAGACGCCGCCCCTTATCCGATTGATGGTTTGTTCGATGCTTCAGAGTACGCCGACGCCGTTGCCGACTTGTACAACAAGGGTTTTGGCAGCGGGGAATCGACAGGCTATACGAATGTCGATGAGCTTTACACGGTAGTACCCGGCCAAGTAACAATCGTCACCGGGTATCCGTCTTCAGGTAAGTCCAACTTCGTTGACCAGATTCTTACCAATCTGGCCATGTGCAAGGACTGGAAGTTCGCCATTTGTTCGTTCGAGAACCCGCCTCCGCTGCATATTGCGAAGCTCTGCGAGCTTTATCTGAAGAAGCCTTTCTTCGCTGGCATTACGCCACGCATGACGGAAGAAGACCGTAATGTCGCCATGCAATTTGTCAAAGAACACTTTGTGTTCCTTGACAGCCAGAACAGTGAGAACACGATTGAAAGCATTCTTGACCGCGCCCAAAGCGCAGTTCAACGGCTGGGTATTCGCGGGCTTGTGATTGACCCCTACAACTTCATCAACTTGCAGCGCGAAGGCACGGAGACCGATGCCATCTCGAAGATGCTGACAAAGGTTCAGGCGTTCGCAAAGTCTGCTGGTGTACACATTTGGTTTGTGGCTCACCCTGCCAAGATGTTAAGGATGGGTGACGATATGCCTGTTCCTGACGGCATGAGCGTTGCTGGCTCGATGGCGTGGTGGGCTAAGGCAGATTGCGGACTCACCGTGCATCGTCAAGAAGCTAACAACGTCCTGATTAAAGTGTGGAAGTGCCGCTGGCGTTGGGTGGGCAAGGTTGGCGAAACCAACCTCAAGTATGAAAAAGCTACAGGCTCGTACTACGAAGATTATTTGTAGGCCGGTTCCGTTACTTGCATGACGCATGGTCGGTTGTACACCCGCCATGTGTTGCTTTCGCGCCTTACAGCAAGCGCTGCCATGTTATCCCCAGCCGCACCGGAAGGTAGCTGGGGTGTCCCTGACCCGCACGAAGCGGGTTTCGTCCAATGAGGACTCTTCAGAGGGACTTACTTATTCCACCAAACAATCTTAAAAGAATCTTCAATCTTTTGCTCGGCCTTGGTCCAATGTTCAACAAACTCGGAATGAGCTTTGTTGTAAAGGTCGCGGTACATCTTCGACCATTCGGTGATGACGGAAGTGAAATTAAACATGATGCTCTCCTAAAAAATGGTGCAGCGCATCATAACATCAATGTCCAAACTTTGTAATTACCGCCCAAACAATTAAACAAAGCGCAGCAAGCAATGGTGCGCCAATGGCCCTACGTTTCTTTTTAACGCCAAACATTTCGGAACAACAGCGGATTTCTGGCTCAAAAGAATTGTCCCGACCAAATGCCTCGCGCATTGAGCGCGGGGAAAAGAAGTCTTTGCGCCTGTAATTGTCGTTCATTTGTATTCCTTTTTAAGTTCGCGTTTAGCTGCTACGCGTTGCGCCTTGCGCGTTTTGCCATGCGCCCCAGCCTTTCGGCGGTGGGCGTGGACTACGAAATAATTTCTTGGCTTGCACATATGGGTATCCTTTGTAGGTCACTATCATCAGTTCATCAGCGCTCGCGCCGCCTTATCCATTTGGCTCTCGATTCTTTCAGCCCATTCAATAACTTCATTGGCTTGCTCATCGTTAAACTTGGCAGCAATAGCGAACTTTGAAAACGCGGCAACAGAAATGTCTGGAGCGATGGACAAAAATGTTGACGCCAATAATTTTTCTTCTTCAGAAAAATTATCTTCATGCCTTTCGCATATCTTTCCAAGAACATGAATACCTTCGCACATTTGTTTTAATGAAACCATTGCATGAACAAACATGGCAAATTCCAAGCCCTTGTGTACCTCGATTGAATTAAGAATATCGTCAAGGCTTTCCTTTACTTCTTTGATTTGTTCTTCGCTGGGCATTTTCATTTGTAGTCTCCAAAAAAATTAAGCGGCCCGAAGGCCGCGTTGATTACTGCAAGGGCGTTTCCATTTTCTCTGATGCCATATCCACAATCTTTGCGGCCCATTTCAATGCGCCCTCCAGTTCGTCCTCATCCTCTAGGCCATAGTCGGGTGCAAGGTTCGAACAAGTGGAGGCAATTAAAGACATGAACTTTCCATAGTTCATTTGTACAAACTTATCCTTGGCCCCGCTGTTTTCCTTATCGAGAGCGGCGTAAACAATCGAGCTTACTGCCTCCTGCATTTGTGCAACGCTAGTCATCAAGACTACGAACTTTGCGTAGTCTTCGCCGTGATGAGACCTGATTGATTCAAGTACTTCATCAAGCATAGTCTCGACATCTTTGATTTGTTGTTCCATGATTCCCTCAGAATGAAAAGATTTGTGGGTTAAGGTCGGGGATAAACAAAGGCGCGGTGTTCTTTTCTTGAAAGCGAACGCGGTCTTTCACCCAATCAATCAGGCGGCATGGTTCGATAGATTCTCCTTCTGCATCCGTTCCGAGTACCAGTCCGTTGCCTGCCAGCATCGTTGGGTATCCCTCGAACCAGAAATAATTCTGGTTATCTTGGTCTTTCAGATAACCTTCGTCATCAACGAACAGCGCATCACCGTCTTCGTTAAGGTTGACAACGGTGAACATATCGCAGCCAAGCATCTTGGAAATGTTGCGGTAGTCACCGTCGTACTCAACGTCGGTGATTGTTTTGTTTGCAGAATCAATAAAGTATGCTTGCATATCGCCCTCTTAGTTATCAAATACTTCAACAAAGTCATACGTCTTGCCCATCCACATCAACTCTTTTTTCTTGTTGTATGGAATCTCCTGCACTCCCTCGTACCCAACGGCAGTGAACTGTATGCGGGCGGGGAGCGGCTCAAAGTAATCAACCTTCACAATCTCAAACTGAGGTTTGGGATTGCCCGATTGTCTGAAAACAATTCTCATCACTCATCCCTGTAAATGTATGTAAGGATTTTGTCCAACACGGCGCGAGCGCCAGCCGCATTGGCTCCGTAATGTTCAAACTTGAACAGCGTTTTCTCTGCCAAGCCAAAGGCATCAAACCAGTTTGTTGATTCGTTGATTGCCCTAGATATTTCCAGATTGATTTGTCGCGCTACTGATTCGGGATGGGGCTTGTCAACAGACAAGCCCCAATCCCAAGCGGACAAGTTCAGATAAATTGTTATCTTCATCTTGTCCCGCATATCAGACACCCCTCAACACTTCACGAACAATTTTTTCGATAGACGTTCTCAATACATTGTCAATCTGAACGTGTTCCGCAACGGCGGATTCGTCAATCATTCTTGCGACATCCTCAAGGTCAACCCAATCTGCTACCAAGGCAGGGTCAATTTCATTCGCGAGGTCAGACAGGTTGATGCATTCCGATAGGGCGTCGTAATCAATCTTCTCTACAGTCATATCAATAGCCTCAACTGCGCTCTCCAGCTTTTCCAGACGCGCCAGAATCGACTCAAGAACATCGGGTGGGGGTTGGGTATCAGCCGCCTTAAACTGTTCAGCGGCGGCGGTCATCGCGGCGCAAGCCTCGGCAACAGTCTTGCTCATCTCGGCGGCGATGGTGCTAATGGTTTGAATGTCAGACATTTGCGGTCTCCTCAAGTTGGTTTGCAATATCGGTAAGTTCTGCCGCAAGTTTTCTTGCCAATTCAATTTGTGAAAGCGTTGCAAGAACAGTATGAATGCTTGGGTCGCGGTCAGACTCTTTGACAAATGCTGCGCTGATATATTCGCCGCCTTCCCAAATCTTAACCAAGTGAACGTCTTGCATATGTGGTCTCCTAAAAGAAAAGCCGGTAGCGAACCGGCGGTGTCTCATCAGTTACGGTGCTACCGTAAGACGGCCCACACAAGGCAGGCCGTTTCGACAAACCGTGGTGGAGACCAATCCGCACGGTAAGCGAATTGGTTTTATACCACGGCTAGGTATCTATCGCGCTCCAGCCCTTGACAATCTGTTCCTCGGGCGGGGCGAATGGGTTGGGATTAAGAACGCCAGCCTGCGGGTCAAGTCGAGCCTGCAAATTCTTAAGCTCTACCTTTACTGCATTGCGGTGAGCATCGGTCCAGCCCGATGTTGTATGTAGGTCTCGGGCATTACCCCGAAGCACGGCCTCAATCCAAGCCGCCGCAATCTGGCGGGCAGCAAGGCCAGCGTCGGTTGAATCATACGATTCGGGGAAATTGTAATCAGACATTTTTGTTCTCCTGTTTGTTGGCAATGCGTTGATTCTCAAGGGAAATATCACGGACAAGTTTTGCAAACTTGTTTGCTTGGGCGGGGTCGGCAAGGCAATAATCGTTATACGATTTTGCAGTAGCGATAATGCTTCGCACATTCCGCAACTGATTGCCGTCATAGTTCAGCGTGTTGTGGTTGTAGCAGTAACGCGCTTCCCATTGCGACTGTTCCCAGCCGAAGGGTTGTTCGAGTGTGTTCATTTGTTGGTCTCCTGTTATTCAAGATTAACGGCCTGCTGGAATAGCCAGTCATTGACACCCGTCATGCTGGAAAGTTCCAAGATTACGTCGATGCTGTGGTCATCTAACTTTTCCACCCTCTCTACATCACACAAACAAATCTCAAGAATGTGGCGCGCTTTGTTGCGTTGTGCATCATTGAATGCGTGGCTCATGCTGGTCTCCTGTATGCAACAACTGCCGCTTACGCGGCAAGCTGTTGCGGGTTCTGGATGGTATCAACCGACTGGGCAATCCATTCGGCGGCGGCTTCTTCTGAAAGAAGCGTGCGAGGTTGCGAGATGTAGTACTCGTTCGGATACCACTCTTCCATCGCCTTCGGGATGAGGTCATCCGAGGTGTGGCCGAGACTGTAGTCTGCGGTCAGGTCGTTGGTGTTGCAGGACCATACTTTCGTGCCAAATCCAATGATTCGGAAGTAAGCCGGCAGGCAAAGGATGGCCGCGAGATTAGCCACATCAATCGGTTGTTCGAGAGACTTAACCTCGAACAGGTAGGCGTTATCGACATTTTCTTTACTGTCGATGCCAGTCGCTGCCATCGCTGCAACAATCCGCACCGAGTAGCCAGCCGATTCGAGAGCCTCGGCTAGACGCAGGGCCGAAGCGCCACGCCAGAACAGTTGTTCTGCCGTAACGCGCCAGCTTGCTGCGAGGTTGCAGACAACCGTCACCTGACGGCCAGCGCCACGCTTGACATCACGCTTGTGATATGTCCAAGCGGTGTCGAGTTCGCCGCGATTCACTCGATGGATATCGAGGTCATCACCTTGGTCGCCCTGATAGCGGCGGCGCTTGATTGACACCGGCGAGATGTCGCCAACCGGCAGCTTCATCAGGCGGTCAGCGCCAGCCACCCAACCCTGACGGACACGGTGGGCAAACTGGTCAGCCGATTCGCAGCCGCTCCAGTCAGCCGTGTGTTTGTTGTTGAATCCAACAATCATGTCGCGCTGGGCCAGCGACTCGTCGGCACAAATCGTTTCGTAGAAACGCAGCCCGTCTTGCACCGAGTCAAACATGGCGGTGCTGAAGCGGGCCAGCGAGCGGCCCTTGCCAGTCTTAATGAAGCGATGTTGCATGGTAAACCTCCGGTTTGTTGTGGATTAGACGGCAACGTCAACGCGTTGGCGGTCATCCGACTTCCAGTCGGCAAAGAAGCGGTCAACCATTTCGCTATGAGTAGCGCCGACGGTTAGCAACTTCGTTGCCTCCATGAGGAAGCGAGTAGACAACACCTTGTGGATACGGTTGTCGGTGATGTTCTTGCGAACATCCCAGCCCCACTTCAACAAGCGGCCATCGACGGCTTGCCGTTCGAGTTCACGGTCATAATCCAGCGAGATTCGACCAGCACGGAATCGGTCAAGAAAAGCCTCATCCAAGCGCTCACGGCCAGCGTAGACAGCGTTAGCACCAGTGCCGAACGTGTTGGCGGCGGCGATGCAGACGAAGTCTGGATGGCGTGGCACAAAAGTGTCGCCGTCAATAATGAGGTCATTATTGAATCCGTTACCAGCGAGAGCATTGTTAAGAGTCAGAGCGACGTTACCGTCGAGAGCGTCAGCTTCGTCGATGAGAAACACGCCGCCATTCCGATACAGTCGGACAAAGTCCGATTGAACGTAGCGGAAATTACCATTATCAACCGGCAACAAACGGCCCTTGAAAGCCGCCTCGCTCATACCGGCAGTGCAGGACACCGATGCAAAGGGGCGGTCAAGCGCCTCGGCACATTGCTTTGCAATGTGAGTCTTACCGCAACCGGCAGGACCGACCAACAGAATGTTGACGCCAGCCGCGGCGTCACGGAGGATGGTTTTGAATTCAGGCCGGACGTGGCCGTCAACCTTGACGGTGGAACCGTCGAAGCGCTTGACGTGATACTCAACCTTGGTCGGCTCAACCGAAGCGATAGCTTCGGCCACAATCTCACGGATGCGGGCCTCGTCGGGGCCGGTGCTGATACCGAAGGTATTCAGCAAATTCTGAACAGCAGCTTGTTGGTCGGGTGTGGTCATGGTTTTGGTCTCCGTTTGTTCAGGTTTGGGTTGTTGGGTGTTTTGCGTTACGGTGAAAGCGACATCCCGAAGGGATTGTGGGGTGTGGCGCTGCATCAGGTACTCGATTGCAGCAGACTTGCCCCAATTGGGATGGCCCGAAGGGCCACGAAAGAAGTCGAACCCGCCGCCGTAATGCTTGTGCATTGCAGCGAGTTCCTTGAATGTAAGCGTGTTCAATACTTGAACAATAGTCATTTCAGTCATGGTGGTCTCCACGGTTGTGATGCGGTATGCATCATGCAACGCTCCAAAAGAGCGTTGCCTGCTGAATACTGCTATTTGGGCAGGGTATCCTTACCCTTACCTAGACATCTGTGTGCCTATGCTTGCAGCGGATATAGCGCCCCGTTGCCAGTATGCTTGAAGGTACACGCTTTGCAGGACAAACCATCCTGCCGTACCTTACGGATTCGCACTCGCTGCACCGTTCAAGTGCAGGTCAAAGCGGTCAGGGATATTCGGCATATTCGGTCACGTCAGAGCGTCCGCCCTGCCCTTTCAGCGTGTCTCCCGACAGGCATCGAGGCCGTAATACACATTTACCCGCATCTCACATTTTGCATCCGGAGAGACTTGGCCGGAGTCGAGAGCAAAATTTCGCAATCGACGCAGACTCTGACCGGTCGCCGGTTCAAAAAGTTCGAAAAGATTGAGAAAACGCAATGGAATCAGCGACTTAGCCTCATGCGTAGGCATAATGCGCGTAGGTCATGACAAGCATCATGATGCGTACATCATGTGCGGTCAGGAAAAGACAAATACATAAAGACTGTATTTGTCTTTAAGCGTGATGTGTAGGCGCGTGTCAACGAAGTGGCGCGAGCGTATGTACAGGGAAACAGATAATCATCTAGTGTCAAAGACACTAGGCGTAACAAACGGATAATCGGCCAGATAATCAAAAACATAATGGAATCAACGGATTAACTCGGAATCCGTAGGATTCAGCGCGGGGGAAACGCGAAGCGGTCAGCGCAGGAACCGTAGGTCACACACTGACTCGCACACACAGGGAAACTCGAATATAATCGCCAATATCGTTTGTTCCCATTATGTTCCCCAGATTAGAAAATGAAACTTTCGAGAAAAGATATATCCGAAGCACTGAAGCAAATGCCAGCAGAGAATCTGCTGCTGGGTTCTGCCGCGCGGGAACTAACTGCAAAGCAGAAAAGCTTTGCTAGGTTAGTAGCAAATGGTCTCACGGCTGCTGAGGCGTACAGACAGTCTTACAACACTTCGGCTTCACCGAAGCGCGTAGGAGACCAAGCCGCTATGCTTAAGCGAGACCCAAGAATATCTAGCGAAATCAACCGTTTAAGTACCTTAAACGAGGTTAGGGAGTGGCATTCGCCCCAACAAATCAGGTCATTAGTAATCGAAAGATTACAAATGGAAGCAACAAACGAAGAGAATCCGCCGAATAGTCGAATCAGAGCCTTGGAGTTACTTGGCAAAGTAACTGAGGTCGCCGCATTTACAGAGCGCCGAGAACAGACTGTTGTTCACTCTAGTGAACAAATCAGGAGCCAGATACTGGATAAACTTAAGTCATTGAATGTTATAGACATTCAGCCAGAACAAACCGATGGTGATGCTGACAGTTTGTTATCAGAGATAACAAGCCAAGCCGTTGATTCTGTTGAAGAATCTCATGTGAGCATCGAAGATGCCGCGCAGATTCATGATATGGATGACCCCACCGTAGGTGGGGAGGGCGCTGTAGCGTAGGAGTCCCGTGCGCGCGTATACATATCATTCCACACAAACAATCTATCAATTTTCATAACCCTACCCTATGTTCTCTTTTTTCCACAATACAATCATTGACTTATCTATAGAACCCACCCCCATTGTTTTATACATACAAAACGGCTGGGGCTATATTTTTTTGGATTTGAGATGACTATTAAATTGTTTGGTCACAGATTTATTGTCAGGTTTAGGCAAAGCAATGGCTGGTTGCCTTATGTGCTTCTGCTTCATATCTGGAGAAGTAAAGTATGACCCCGCGTCAGAAAGAAGTCTTCCTTGTCATTGACGAGTGGTGGAAGAAGTTTGGCTACTCACCTTCTATTGATGAGGTGATGTATGTGCTTGGCACTAAGGGAAGAGGCAATATTCATAGAATAATCAACAGGTTGGTAAAACTTGGGGCGCTGAGGAAGTTGGATGGCAAGCAGAGGACTGTTAGACCTATTGGGATTAACTTTAGGAAGATTGAGTGATGGATGACATTAGTGAGATTGTTAACCACATTTCATTGCTCCCGCCCGATGAGCAGGAGAAGATGTTTGCTATGCTGGAGAAGTACACCCATGCGGCTGAACGTGAGCGCTGTCAAAATTCTTTCATGCAGTTTGTTTACAAGATGTGGCCGGGTTTTATCTCTGGCAGGCATCACAAACTGATGGCAGAGAAATTTGAGAGGGTGGCTAAGGGTGAGCTTAAGAGACTTATTATCAATATGCCGCCACGACACACGAAGTCGGAGTTTGCTTCATACCTACTCCCGGCTTGGTTTCTTGGTCGCTATCCGTCAAAGAAAATTATTCAAACGTCGCATACGGCTGAGCTTGCGGTTGGCTTTGGGCGAAAGGTAAGAAACCTTGTTGATTCAGAAGTCTATAAAGGAATTTTTCCTAATGTGGCTTTACGGCATGACTCTAAAGCCGCTGGTCGCTGGGCTACTAATGAGAGTGGAGAGTACTTTGCAATTGGTGTGGGGGGTGCAGTTACTGGTAAAGGTGCTGACCTACTAATTATTGATGACCCGCATTCTGAACAAGAAGCCAAACTAGCCGCTTCTGACCCCGGCATCTTTGATTCTGTGTATGAGTGGTACACATCTGGTCCACGACAACGCTTACAGCCGGGCGGGGCTATTGTAATTGTTATGACTCGCTGGTCTTTAAAAGACTTGACGGGTCGTGTTGTTCAATCGTCTATTGAGGATGAACGAATTGGCGAATGGGAAGTCATTGAATTACCGGCTATTCTTCCATCTGGAAAGCCTTTATGGCCCGAGTTCTGGTCTATCGAAGAACTTGAAGCGCTCCGCACGGAACTGCCGCTATCAAAATGGTCAGCGCAGTATCAACAAAAACCGTCTGGCGAAGAAGGCGCAATCATTAAACGCGAATGGTGGAAAATTTGGGAGGGAGACCATCCTCCGGTTTGTGAATTTGTCATCCAATCTTGGGATACGGCTTTTACTAAAAACGAACGGTCTGACTATTCAGCCTGTACAACGTGGGGCGTCTTCTATAAAGACGAAGACCAAAAAGACGCAAACGTTATTTTATTGGATGCCTACAAAGAGCGTATGGAATTTCCAGAGCTTAAACAACGCGCCCACGAAATGTGGCAAGAATGGCAACCAGACGCGTTTATCGTAGAAGCTAAAGCCGCTGGCGCACCCTTGATTTATGAATTACGTCAAATGGGCATTCCTGTTCAGGAATTTACACCGACTCGCGGTAATGATAAAAATGTACGCCTAAATGCTGTATCAGATTTGTTTGCTTCAGGTAAAGTATGGTGCCCAGATAAACGCTGGGCGCATGAATTGATTGAAGAAATGGCCGCTTTTCCCTATGGCGACCACGATGACTTAACCGACTCGACGACTCAGGCATTATTAAGATTCCGGCAGGGTGGGTTTATCAAGTTAGAATCCGACGAACCAGACCCAATTCGCGGATTTAAACGTAAACGCGGGTACTATTAAGGATAAAGATGGCTACGAATGTTGACAAAGTTCCGGTTTTTGACCAGCAGATTGAGGCAGAACCAATTGAAATTGAAATTGTTGACCCGGAATCTGTGACTATTGGGCCGGTTACAATTGATTTTGATAAACACCAAGAAGAAGAATCGGATTTTGGTGACAATCTGGCCGAAATTCTTGATGAAGGCTACCTAGAATCGCTAGCTTCTGAGCTTATTGGTGAATACACCGACGATTTAAACAGCCGCAAGGACTGGGAAACTACGATTCAAGAGGGCATGGACCTACTTGGATTGAAAGTCGAAGAGCGTTCGGAACCTTGGGAAGGCGCCTGTGGGATTACCCACCCGATGTTGACCGAAGCTGTCGTCCGTTATCAAGCAGAAATGATTATGGAGACTGTTCCGGCCAGCGGTCCAGTACGGACTAAGGTTTTAGGCAAAGAAACTCGCGAAAAGCTGGACGCCGCCGACCGTGTCGAAAACGACATGAACTACAAGCTGATGAATGAAATGCCGGAATGGCGCACAGAACAGGAAAGACTGTACTGGTCGCAGCCTTTGATGGGTTCAGCCTTCAAGAAGGTCTACTACGACCCCAGCCTTGGCCGTCAGGTGTCTGTTTTTATCCCCGCAGATGACCTTGTTGTGTCTTATGGCGAAACTTCTCTCCAGTCAGCGCAACGCATCACCCACCGGATGCGTAAAAACAAGAATGAAATCAGGAAGTTGCAAGTTTCCGGTTTCTATCGTGACATTGATTTGGGCGACCCGCCGCGCGACGTAGCTAATCTTCAAAAGAAACGTAACGAACTAACGGGCATTGATGCCATTAACGATACTCGTTACCGCCTTCTTGAAATCCACACCTACCTTGATTTGGAAGGCTATGAAGATAAAGACGATTCCGGCGAAGAAACGGGCATTGCGCTTCCGTATGTTGTAACAATCAATGAAGGCAACAACGAAATCCTAGCCATCCGCCGTAACTGGAAGGAAGATGATGAGTTTAAACAAGCGCGTATGCACTTTGTCCATTACCCGTATATCACTGGGTTTGGCTTTTACGGCTTTGGTTTGCTTCACCTTATTGGTGGTCATGCTCGTGGTGCTACCTCTCTGCTTCGTCAATTGGTTGACGCGGGGACGCTTGCGAATCTTCCCGGAGGTCTAAAGGCGCGCGGGCTTCGGATTATTGGTGACGATACCCCAATCTCTCCGGGTGAATTCCGTGACGTTGACGTACCGGGCGGGTCTATCCGCGACAACATCCTGCCGCTGCCTTACAAGGAACCCTCTCAGACGCTGTCAGTGCTTCTGCAAACGATTGTAGAAGAAGGTCGCAGGTTTGCCTCCATCTCTGACATGAAAGTGTCTGATATGAGTTCACAGGCGCCTGTAGGCACAACGCTTGCAATCCTTGAGCGCACTCTGAAAGTTATGAGCGCTGTTCAGGCGCGCGTGCATTACGCAATGAAGGAAGAGTTCAAACTTTTGGCTTCCATCATCCGCGACTTTACCCCTGAGCAATATGACTATGACGTTGAAGATGCGCCGCGTCAGGTTAAACAATCTGACTACGACCATACGGACATCATCCCTGTCAGCGACCCGAATGCCGCAACGATGTCGCAGAGGATTGTTCAATATCAAGCTGCACTTCAATTGGCTCAAGGCGCACCGCAGATTTATGACCTGCCGGAACTACATCGTCAGATGTTGCAGACTTTAAATATCAAGAACATTGACAAGCTGGTCCCAACCTCGGACGACATCAAACCCAAAGACCCGGTCAGTGAAAATATGGCGCTTATGGTTGGAAAGCCCGTGAAAGCATTTGCTTATCAAGACCACGAAGCACATATCCAGACTCACATGGCAATGATGCAAGACCCGAAGATTCAACAGGTTGCGGGTCAGTCACCGTTGTTCCAACAAATGATGACGGCGGCGCAAGCCCACATCGCGGAACATATTGGCTTTGCTTACAAACAACATATCGAAGAACAAATTGGCGCTCCGCTACCGGGCGACGAAGAACAACTTCCGGAAGATGTTGAATACCAAGTTTCACAACTGATTGCTGCTGCGGCACAAAAGCTGTTGCAAAACAATCAAGCCGAAGCACAACAACAACAAAACGCGCAAGCGCAGCAAGACCCCGTGGTTCAGCAAGCCATGAAGGAGCTTGAATTGAAACAACAGGAAATTCAACGCAAGGCACAGAAGGACCAAGCCGAAATTGCGTTGCGGGCAAAAGAGATTGAACTGCGTACTCAAGTTGAACGCGAGCGCATTCAGACTCAAGCAACAACTGCCGAACGGCAAGCTAAGGCCAGAATGGCCGATTCCCAAGCAAATCGCGTCTCCAACGAATTGCTTACTGGCGTAAAACTTGGAGCGGAGATGTCAAATGAACGAACTAGAGTACCTCAACAAAAAGCTAAATGATGAAATAAAGGGATATAACGAATTCATTGCAAGAGATAACTGCAAGGATTACGCGCATTACAAATATCTGTGTGGCCTGATTCGGGGTCTGGAGGTTGCACAGGTTCATATCGCAGACCTCGCGGAGAAGTTAAAAAATGACTGACGAAGTTCAGGAAGTTCAAGAAGCGACTCAACTGCCCGCTCCTATGGGTTACAAGATTCTTTGTGCCCTGCCGGAAGTAGAAGACAAGTTTCAAAATGGCATTCTTAAAGCAGACACCACAGTTAAAACCGAAGAGCATTCATCGGTTGTGTTGTTTGTTGTAAAGATGGGTCCGGATTGTTATTTGGACCAAGGCCGTTTCCCAACGGGTCCGTATTGTAAGGAAGGCGATTTTGTCCTTACCCGCGCATATTCAGGCACCCGCTTTAAAATCCACGGTCGTGAATTCCGTCTCATCAATGATGATTCGGTTGAAGCAGTCGTGCAAGACCCGCGTGGTTATACGCGCGCTTAAGGAAAAATCATGGATGAGAATTACGAAAACCCGGAAGTAGATATTGAAGTTGAGGGCGATGAAATTGAAATTGATGTCGTTGACGACACGCCCGAAGAAGACCGAAACCGAAAGCCGTTGGAAAAGGAAGTAGAAGACCCGGCTGACGATGAAATTGAACAGTACAGTTCAAATGTACAGAAGCGCATCAAGGAACTGTCTCACGCACGGCACGATGAACGTCGAGCCAAAGAAACCGCAATGCGTGAGCGCGAAGAAGCACTTGCCATTGCACAGCAAATTATGCAAGAGAATCAACGGCTTAAGGGCACGTTGAAGCAAGGCGAAGAGGCTTACCTTGAGGCAGCAAAACAAAAGGCGGCTATTGAATATGAAGTCGCCAAAAAGAAACTGATTGACGCAAAGTCAATTGGTGATATTGAAGCCGAGGTAATGGCTCAAGAAGAATTTAACTCTGCACAATTAACTAGAGCAAAGTTAAATGAATATCAAATTAATGCTTTACAAGAAGAAGAATATAATGTAAATACCCAACAACAAGTACATCGGCCCCAAGTCGATGACAAAGCCAAGCAGTGGCATCAAGCCAATCCTTGGTTTTGGAAAGACAAGGTTATGACCGGAACCGCTCTGGGGCTGCACGAAGATTTGGTCGCATCGGGTTACGACCCGCGTGGTGATGATTATTATCGGGAACTCGATTCCCGCTTGCGTGACATCTTTCCCAGCCGTCTTGGCAAGACCGAGCAACCTGTGGAAAAGAAGCGCCCCTCTTCGGTGGTAGCACCTGCCACGCGAAGCAATCCCTCAAAACGAGTTGAGCTTAAGGCTAGTGAAGTTGCTATTGCCAAACGGCTTGGCTTGCCCTTAGAAGTTTATGCAAAACAAAAGATTGAACTGGAGAAGCGTAATGGATAATCGTCGCCCGCGTAGTTTGGACAACCGTGAAACTACTGAACGCAAGCGTTCTTGGACGCCGCCTTCAACGCTTCCTACACCGAATCCGCAGGAAGGCTATAAGTTCCGTTGGGTTCGCACCAGTTTGATGGGAAATACTGACCCGACAAATGTCAGTGCGCGTTTCCGTGAAGGCTGGGAGCCGGTAAAGGCTGAAGACCATCCCGAATTGATGTTGGCTCAAACGAGCGGCAACGTCGAAATCGGTGGGCTTGCACTTTGCAAGATGCCCTCAGAAATGGTGGACCAACGCAATTCGTATTACCAACAAATCAACCGCGACCAAATGGAATCGGTTGAACAAAGTTATATGCGTGAAAACGACCGGCGTATGCCCAAGTTTTCTGAACGCAGTTAATCAACAAACAAGGAGTTTAAAATGGCATATCCGACTGTTTCTGCCCCCTATGGGTTTAAGCCAGTCAATCGCCTTGATGGGTTGCCGTATGCTGGCGCTACCCGCAAGCTGCCGATTGAGTACGCTTACAGCCAAAACCTGTTCTACGGTGACGTAGTTCAAATCTCTGGCGGTACCATCGTTCGTTCGTCGATGTCCGCCGCTTCGTCGCCGGGCACCGCTGTTGCTGGCACGATTGGTATTTTCTTGGGTTGTTCGTACACCAGCCCGACCACCGGCCAAAAGCTGTTTGCTCAATACTGGCCCGCAAGCACCACCGCCAATGACGCCGAAGCTATCGTTGTTGATGACCCGCGCGCTCTGATGAAGGCCGTGGTTACGACCCAAGGTACCTCGCTGGCTAACACCAGCACTACCGTTGGCTACCTGAACCCGTACTACATAGGCTCCAACGTGTACATGGTTGGTGGCGCTGGCGGCGTTACCGGTAGCACGACCACTGGTAATTCGGCCCAATCGGTTTCGGGCGCTGTGATTACCTCGGGTACTTCGGGTGCTGGTGACCGCGCGACCTCGGCTCTGCCGTGGCGCATGGTTGGTGTCGTTTCGGAAACCGCCGTTACGTTGAGTGGCGTTGGTAGCACCTCGGGTTCGTCGGCTACTGTGACCCTGACCGCTGCTGTTACTGGTCTGACTCCGGGTATGCAGTTGATTTGCCCGACCGGTACCGGCACTCTGGCCGGTCAGTACGCAACCGTCATCAACGTTTCTACTACCACGTTGACTTTGGATGCCGCAGTTACTCTGGCTTCTGGTTCGGTCCTGTCGTTTGTTGGCTACCCCGAAGTTCTGGTTGCTTGGAACGGCAGTTTCCACAGCTATTTCAACACCACTGGCGTCTAAGGAGCTAAATCATGGCTATTTCTCGCGCACAATTACTGAAAGAACTGCTGCCGGGCCTGAACGCTTTGTTCGGTCTGGAGTACAAGCGTTACGGCGAAGAGCATAAGGAAATCTACGAAACCGAAACTTCGGAACGTAGCTTTGAAGAAGAAACCAAGCTGTCGGGTTTCTCGGCTGCTCCGGTTAAAAACGAAGGCACTTCGATTCGTTATGACAATGGTCAAGAAGCATTCACGACCCGTTATAACCACGAAACCATCGCTCTTGGCTTCTCGCTGACCGAAGAAGCAATCGAAGACAACCTCTACGATTCGCTGTCGTCGCGTTACACCAAGGCTCTGGCCCGTGCCATGTCGTACACCAAGCAAGTCAAGTCTGCCAATGTTCTGAACAATGGCTTCAACTCGGCTTATCCGGGTGGCGATGGCGTGTCGCTGTTTAACACCGCTCACCCGCTGGTTTCGGGTGGCACCAATAGCAACACCCCGGCTGTTCAAGCTGACTTGAATGAAACCTCGTTGGAAGCAGCAGTGATTCAAATCGCTGGTTGGACCGACGAACGTGGTCTGCTGATTGCTGCCAAGCCGCGTAAGCTGATTGTTCCCCCGGCACTGATGTTCGTTGCTACCCGCCTGCTCGAAACCGAACTGCGTGTTTCGACGGCTGATAACGACATCAACGCCATCAAGAACAATGGTGCGATTCCGGAAGGTTACACCGTTAACCACTTCCTGACCGACACCAACGGCTGGTTCCTGACGACTGACGTTCCGAACGGCATGAAGCATTTTGAACGTATGCCGTTGTCCACCTCGATGGACGGTGACTTTGATACCGGCAACGTGCGTTACAAGGCCCGCGAGCGTTATTCGTTCGGCTGGTCGGACCCGCTCGGTATGTTCGGTTCGCAAGGCGCTTAATTGTTGTAAGAATAAAGGGGCTTCGGCCCCTTTATTTTTTTGTTTAAATGATGTAGTTTGTTAATACTAGGAAATCAACTCCATTAACTGACCTAGCAGACTTTGTAGAGATAATGGAGTTAGTGCTACAACACGGAGATTTAAATGGCTAATACCACTTTTAATGGACCAGTTCGCTCGCAGAACGGCTTCCAAACTATTTCGATTGACTCGACCACTGGCGCAGTCACCACCACTTCGACCATCGGCGCTGCAACTTCCGTCACCACCTTATCGGCTACTGGCAACATTACCGCCGATTCAAATCAAGCTGTTGTTGCTGGCGGCACTGCTGCGTTCCTTGCCACCACCACCACTGGTCTGGGCATCTATGTGGGTTCGGGCGCACCGACCGTGTCGGCTGCTCAAGGTTCGCTGTACATCCGTACCGATGGTTCTTCGACTAGCACCCGCCTGTATGTAAATACGACCGGTTCGACGACTTGGACTAACGTTACCACTGCTGCTTAATAGGGGTGCGTCATGACGATGCAAACTGATGTTAAGGCCGGAACTGCGGGGGCAGCAGCAAGCACAGCCGTAACTTCTTATAGAAGTCGAGTTAAGGCTGTTGCTTTGACTTATACGTCTAGTGCTGGCGCAATCACTATTGCTGATGGCAATGGTGGTGCCACTCTATTCACATTTACTCCTGCCGCTGTTGCTGGTTCGTTATATATGTTATTTCCGGGTGAGGGAATTCTTGCCCAGAGTGGAATCTATGTAACAAATGGCACAGGCACAACCGCAACGGTGTTTTATGGCTAAGTCCCCGGCATGGCAGCGTAAAGAAGGCAAGAACCCCAAGGGCGGTTTAAATGCCAAGGGTCGTGCTTCTTATAATGCTGCTAATCCGGGTAAACCGGGGCTGAAAGCTCCGCAGCCTGAAGGTGGTTCGCGCCGCGATTCTTTTTGCGCCAGAATGAAAGGCATGAAAAAGAAGTTGACAAGCTCTAAGACGGCTAATGACCCTAACTCGCGTATCAACAAAAGCCTGCGGGCATGGAATTGTTAAAATGACAGAACATCAAGAAACCATTAAACAGGCGGTTGATGCGGCGTCCGTAGTTACAGTAGTTGGAACGCTTATGAACGCACTACCGGCCATTGCTGCACTATTTTCAATTGTCTGGTCTGTTATTCGTATCTACGAAACCAAGACTGTCCAAGATTGGATTGAAACTTGGAAGGAATATAAAAATGCCAAGCGTAAGTAAAAAGCAACATAACTTTATGGAAGCGGTGGCAAATAATCCTAAATTTGCCAAAAAGGTCGGTGTTCCCAAAAGTGTTGGGGAAGAATTTGCAAAAGCCGATAAAGGCAAACAATTTAAACGAGGTGGTGAAATGGCTGAATCGAAGAAGATGGTTAAGAAAGAAGTGTCCTTTATGAAGGCCAAGGGCGCACCGAAGTCGATGGTTAAGCATGAGATGGCCGAAGCCGGTATGAAGAAGGGCGGAGCCTGCAAGAAGATGGTTCGCGGCGGTGGCGTTGAAATTAAGGGCAAGACCAAGGGTCGTAACCTTGGTGATTCTGGTCCGAACGTTGGCATTCAAAGCGGCGCTAAGGGCATGAAGCGCGGCGGCAAGTGCTAAGGAGATAAAAATGGCAACTACTAAAAAAGACATTCCTGAATCTAAAGATGTAACGGAGCCTGTTCCGGGTATGCTTGACCCCATTTCGCAAGCCAAGAAGGATGCGAAAGATGCTGCCGCCAAGAAGGCTAAAGAAAAGCAGGAAGACCCTTACATGAAGGCTCACGATGAAGCAACCCGTTTTAAGAAGGGTGGTTGCGTAAAGATGGCAATGGGTGGCACTGCTTCTAGCCGTGCTGATGGTTGCGCTCAACGCGGCAAGACCAAAGGCAAGGTGGTGTAATCATGGCAAAAGATGATGATTTACCTTGGTGGACCCTAGGTAGTACCGAAGAACAAAAAGCTCGGTACAGAAAAGCCCATTCTAGTGCCGCAAACAAGCAGGCAGAAGAACAAACTGCAAAAAAAACAGTTGTTAGGGAAAATGTTGCCCCCAACATGAAAGACAGGGGTCAGAGAGATATTTTAAATTACCCGTCCGTTATGGTTGGTCGCGGAACTACCGTTCCCAAGTCAACCAAATTTAATCCAAGGACTAATAAATCTCAAAATCCCAACAAAACTTCCAGCGAATATATTGCACCATCCAGTCCAGAATCTGCACAAACTGCTGGCATTCAGGGCTTGCCCGGAACCCCCGGCGGCGCTGCCGTAGAGCGTGGCAACGTAACCTCGCAAGGCACCACTCAAAACTATGAAACCGAGTTTCCGGTTGAAACCTTCAATCCGCCGAGCGCCCCAATGCGTAAGGGTTTGTTTGGCGAAGACATTAGTCAAGAAGACTATGACGCCATGACCCAGCGCAACAAAGATGCAAGTTTTTTCGGTCGCTTTAAGAAGGGCGGTCAGGTCAAGAAGAAGACTGCTAAGAAGGCATCTGGTGGTTCGGTGTCGTCGGCTTCAAAGCGCGGCGATGGTTGCTGCCAGCGCGGTAAGACCAAAGGTCGGATGGTATGAGACCTTGCCGTGGAATGGGTGCAGTAAACCCGGCCAAGCTGAAGCGCATCAGAAAGCGTGAAGAGCCGGTTGCACTCTATTCCAAGGGCGGCGAAAGCCGTGTAAACGAGGCTGGTAATTACACCAAGCCGGGTATGCGTAAGTCATTGTTTAACCGCATTAAGGGCGGTGGCAAAGGCGGCGCACCCGGTCAATGGTCTGCAAGGAAAGCTCAGATGCTTGCTATGCAATACAAGCAAAAGGGCGGGGGTTACAAAGATTGAAAGCGCCTCAGCGTTCATTAAAGGCGTGGACTGACCAGAAGTGGAGAACTAAAAGTGGCAAACCGTCAACGCAAGGCTCAAAAGCCACAGGCGAACGATACTTACCGGAGGCAGCGATTAAGTCGTTATCTCCGTCAGAATATGCTGCTACGACTAGAGCAAAAAGAGCGGGAAAGAAGTCAGGAAAGCAATTCGTAGCACAGCCCAAGGGCATAGCTAAAAAAGTAGCTCCGTATAGGAAAACCAAATGACAACTTCTGGAACCAGTGCATTTAACCTAGATTTAAACAATCTGGTGGAAGAAGCATTTGAGCGTTGCGGTTCTGAGCTGCGTACTGGTTATGACCTTCGCACGGCCCGTAGAAGTTTAAACTTACTAACTATTGAGTGGGCCAATCGCGGCATCAATCTGTGGACAATTGAACAGGGTTCATTTGTTCTTACGCCGGGTACTGCGACATATGTACTACCGATAGATACGATTGACCTAGTTGACCATGTTATCCGCACCGGAACAGGCTCTAACCAAACAGACATCAACATCAACCGCATCAGTGTGACTACCTATGCGGTGATTCCCAACAAGAATGCCACTGGCCGTCCAATTCAAGTGTGGATTAATCGTCAGTCTGGCGCTACCTATCCTGCTGGTGGCCGGCCCGCCGGAACAAATCCTTCAACTGGCATTGACCCGCCTCAAGTTGTTGTTTGGCCTACTCCGGACAGTTCACAAACATACACGTTTGTTTACTGGCGTATGCGCCGCATTCAAGACGCCGGAGATGGTGGCACTAAGACTCAAGACATCCCGTTCCGGTTCATTCCCTGCATGGTTGCTGGCTTGGCCTATTACCTTGCAATGAAGCTACCCAACATCGACCCGCAACGTCGTATGGAACTGAAGGCTGACTACGAACAACAATTCCAGCTTGCCGCTGACGAAGACCGGGAAAAGGCTCCGGTTCGATTTGTTCCGCGCAGTTTGTTCTATAGGTGATTAAATGCCCAATCAGTTTTCATCTGGTAAGCATTCAATCGCGGAATGTGACCGATGCGGGTTCCGCTATAAGCTGCTGCATTTAAAGTATTTGACGATTAAAACAAAGCTGACAAATATTCGTGTTTGTCCGCAATGCTGGGAACCGGACCAACCGCAGTTGCAACTTGGTATGTATCCAGTTAATGACCCGCAAGCCGTTCGTCAACCAAGACCAGATACAAGTTATTATGTTTCTGGAAATGATGGCGGAGGTAGTAGAATTATACAATGGGGTTGGAATCCGGTTGGTGGCTCAAGGGCAAATGATGATTACCTAACGCCAAACAATCTGGCGCTGCAAATTACACTTGGGACAGTAACTGTAGTAACAACTTAAGGAACAATCATGGACAAGAAAGAAGTTAAGAAGATTGCCGACGAAGAAGTTAAGTCGCACGAAAAGCGTATGCACGGCAAGGGTTTCGCCAAAGGCGGCAAGACCAATCTTGATATGAAGAAGTATGGTCGCGGCATGGCTAAGGTTATCAATCAACGCACTTCGTCGCGGGGTCGATAATGGCTAATTTCAGTATGAAGAAAGGTGGCAAGGAAGTCGGCTCTGCCGAAGTCTATGCTGAACCGCACACTATGGACGGCAAGGCCGGTGTTGACATCAAGAATAGCGGCTATGAGGGCGGCAACCGCATGAAGGCTAACGACGTAAATATGTCTGTTGGCAACATTGCCCGAAACGACTACGCCCCGGCTAAGACTGATGGCATTGAAATCCGTGGTTGCGGCGCTGCTACCAAGGGTACTAAGGCTCGCGGCCCGATGGCTTAATCATGAACTACACACAATTAGTTGCTGAGATTCAAAGCTATACTGAGAATCAGTTTGCAACTGATGATATAAACACGTTCATTAAACAAGCTGAACAACGTGTTTACAATACGATTCAGTTCCCGTCGTTGCGTAAAAATGTTACCGGTACAACATACGGAAATAATAAATATCTTTCCGCGCCTTTGGATTTTTTGTCTGTATTTTCAATGGCTGCTGTGGATGGTAATAATAATTACCAATATTTATTAAACAAAGACGTAAACTTCATTAGAGCAGCTTTTCCTAATCCCAACGATACTGGGTTGCCAGAATATTACGCCTTGTTTGGTCCTACCACTACCAATGCGGCGACACCTGTTATTACAACAGAATTGTCTTTTATTCTTGGCCCTACACCTGATGCCGCATATGTTATTGAGCTTCACTACTACTACTACCCAGAATCAATTGTCACCGCTGGCACATCTTGGTTGGGCGATAACTTTGATTCCGTTCTCTTTTATGGCTCTTTGCTGGAAGCGTACACCTACATGAAAGGTGAGGCGGATGTTTATACTGCATATCAGAAACGGTATGACGAAGCCCTTGCTATGGCTAAACGTCTGGGTGATGGCCTTGAGCGTGGTGATGCTTACCGTGATGGTCAATACAAGCAGAAGGTGATTTGATGGCTTTTACCGGCAACTACACTTGCGACACGTTTAAAGTAGGTCTACTGGCTGGTACTTTTGATTTTGCTGCACCTACCACTCAGACTTTCAAGATTGCTCTGTATGATTCATACGCTACTTTAAACGCACAAACTGCCGCATACACAACTGACAATGAAGTTGTGGCATCAGGATACACCGCAGGTGGAATGGCCATTACTCCATCTGTGGGATTTTTAGATGGTGTTTCATACTTGGATTTTTCCGATGCTGCTTGGGCTGGTGTTATTACTGCTCGTGGCGCATTAATTTACAAATCCGATGACAACACCGCACTGTTTGTTCTTGATTTTGGGTCGGATAAAACGTCTACTACTCAGTTTCAAGTGCAATTCCCCGTAGCAACAAACACATCGGCGTTAGTCCGAATTTCTTAAGGAGCAGTCATGCAAAATGAAAATGCTGCCAGCGTGGACCTAGTTAACGCTGGTGTTGAAACAAACAAAATTGCCGGTGAAAATATGTCGGCAAAGGGTCGTTTTATTGTTGAGTGTTTTGACAAGGACGGCAATCTGAAGTGGCGCGAAGACAATGAAAACCTCGTTGTTAACGTTGGTCTTCAAGATATGAACACCAAGTATTTCAGCGGCTCTGCGTACACCGCTGCTTGGTATATTGGTTTGTACGGTGCTGCTGCATCTAATAACCCTGCTGCTGGCGACACGATGTCGTCCCACGCCGGTTGGACTGAGAACACCACCTATAGCAATGCCACTCGTCCCCAAGCGGTGTTTGGCACTGCCACCACTGCAAACCCGTCAGTGATTAGCAACAGTGCTTCTGTGGCCGTGTTTAACATCAACGGTACAACTACTGTTGGTGGCGCATTCTTGACCAGCAACAGCACCAAGAGTGGTACAACAGGTACGCTGTTCTCGGCCTCTGACTTCCAATCGCCGGGCGACCGCTCGGTGGTTAGTGGTGACACGTTGAACGTCACCTATCAGTTCAGCTTAACCGCTACCTAAGGAGCGACAAATGGCTACTAAATTTAAGAAGGGCGATGTTGTTACTGCCAAGGCCGTTGTTCCTAGCGGCCCGGTTGAAGCCTTGCGTATGGATGAAGATGGTAACTTCTTCTACCAAATCACTTGGACTGACATTGAAGGTGAAGAACAAACTCGCTGGTTTTCGGAAGACCAACTGACTGTTGAATAAAAAGTAGGAGAGTCGTTAAATGTTTAGCGGCTTTCCATTTTCATCCGCGCCATTCTCATCACTGAGTGGCGCGATTTATTTTGTTTCTGTATTAGAAAACGCTTCTGGTATAGACCAAACATCTTCAGTAGTTGTTTTCCCGGCCTCAATTACAGAAACTGCAAGTGGTGTTGATTCAATATCTACCACCGTAGTATTTGTTGGAAGCATTGCAGAAACAGCATCAAGCGTTGACTCTATTTCAGCGGCCGCATCTTTTGTTTCTTCTATATTAGAGGCGGCATCTTCTTTAGATTCAATTTCTTCTTCAATTGTTATTGTTTCGTCAATATCAGAAACTGCAAGTGCAGTTGATTCTGTTTCTGCATCGTTTTCAATTAACTCATCAATTCAAGAAACAAGCAGTGGGTCTGACTCAATATCTTCTGTTGTTGTATTTGTTGGAAGCATTGCAGAAGCGGCCTCCGGCATAGATTTAATTTCTGCCGCTGCTGTACTTGTATCATCTATTGAAGAAGCAGCATCCGCCTTAGATTCAATTTCTTCTTCGCTTAGTATTAATTCAACAGCTTCAGAAACGGCCAGTGCAGTTGATTCTGTGTCTTCTTTGTTTGTAGTAAATTTAACAGCCTCTGAAACAGCGAGCGGCGTTGACTCAGCATCATCTGTGGTTGTGTTTGTTGGGAGTATTGTAGAGTTAACATCTGGCGTAGATTTAATTTCTGCTGCTATAGACTTTGCTTCTTCTATTAGTGAAACAGTTAACGGTATTGATTCTGTTTCTTCCGTAGCTGATATTAGTTCAGTAATAGCGGAAACGGCGAATGGGGTTGATTCACAACTTGGCGGCATACAGTATTCCATAACAGTACCAGAAGCAGCAAGCGGTAATGATGCTCAATCAACAAACATAACGTTTAATTCTTCAGTTAATGAAAACACTAGCGGTGTTGATTCAACATCTTCTATTGTTGTGTTTGTTGGAAACATTATAGAAGCCTCAGGTGCTTTAGATTCAATATTTGCGCTTGCTGGTTTTATTTCTTATGTAAATGAAGATGTAAGTTGCGCCGATTTAACTGCTTCTGTGTTTGATGTTAATTCAGAGGTATCAGAAGTTGCCAGTGCGGTTGATTCTTTATCTTCAATATTTATTGCCAATTCTTCAGTTCAAGAAACAAGCAGTGGAAATGATTCAACATCTTCTGTTGTTGTATTTATTGGAAGTATTGAAGAAGTTGCATCTGGCGTAGATTTAATATCCACGTTTGCTGACTTTGTTTCCTCTATTAGTGAAACAACCGATGGCATTGATTTCACTTCTTCCGCGTTTGATGTGAAATCTTCTGTTGAAGAGACGACATCTATTGAAGATTCAACATCCGCTTCGGGCAATTTTCTAGCAGCAGTTGAAGAAACTGCAAGCGGTAATGATGCTCAATCAGCAAGCGTAACGTTTAATTCTTCTGTTATTGAAGACACTAGCGTTGTTGATTCAACATCTTCTGTTGTTGTATTTGTTGCAAGTATTGAAGAGTTTGCATCTGGGCTAGATTTAACATCTGCACTTGCAAACTTTGTTTCTTCTATAAGCGAAAATGTAGTTGGTATTGATACCACTGCTTCTGTATTTGTTATTAATTCATCAATTGAAGAAACAACATCTATTGAAGATTTAGTATCTGCGGCAGTAAATTTTTCGGCAAGTGTTCAAGAAAATGGTAGTGCGCTAGACGAGCAGTCAGCGAGTGTGGTGTTTAATTCTTTAGTTAATGAATATGCTATTGGTGAAGATTCAACATTTTCTAATGTTGTGTTTGTTGGAAATGTTTATGAAAATTCATCAGCAATTGATTCCGTATCTTCACTTGCATACCTTGTATCTTCTATAAGTGAATTAGCCAGCGGCGCTGACATAATTTCTTCTGTATTTGTTGTGAACTCTTCTATTGAAGAAGCAGCATCTATTGAAGATTTAATATCTGCGGCAGTCAACTTTGCAGCAAACATTCAAGAAGGTGGTAGTGCGCTTGATGAACAATCGGCAAGCGTAGTGTTTGTTTCTTTAACTTCTGAAACCGCCTCAGCAGTTGACGCGGCATCGTCGCTTGCAGTTCTTAACTCCCTAACGGCGGAAACAGCGGCGGCGCTAGATGCCACATCATCAATCGTATCTATTAATTCTTCAATTGCTGAAACGGCAAGTGGTGTTGATTTAATTTCAGTATTACTTGTTTTGCCGGTAAGCGTTGAAGAAAATTCTTCTATTGCAGATTTAGTGTCTGCTGCTGCCAATTTTGCCGTAAATATTCAAGAGTATGGCAGTGCAGTTGATTCTGTTTCTGCTTTAACAATCTATGCGTGTTTTGTTTCTGAAGATAGCAGTGGTATAGATTTTGTATCAGCTTTAGCAATACTTAATTCGACTGCTAGTGAAACTGCATCTGGTTTGGATAGTGCAAGCTCACTTGTTGGAATTAATGTTGACGCCTATGAAGCTGCATCTATAGTTGATTCAATTAATAGCAAAGTTTCTTTTGGTTCTTTAATCAATGAATTTGTATCGGGAATTGATGAAACTTTAACCCAAGCAATTTATGTAGTTAATATTGCAGAAAACTCTTCCGGTGTTGATTCAACATCTGTTGGGGTTGTGTTTTTTAGCACCACTCAAGAAACGGCAAGCGCAGTAGATTCAACAAGTTCTGTTGTTTTTATTTCTGGGGCTGTGTTTGAAAATTCAAGTTCAATAGATAGTATTTCTGCAAAACTAAATCAATCTGGCGTTATATTTGAAAATGCTGAAGCTATTGATACACTCAGCAACACTGGAGTTTTAAACGCGCTTGTTAGTGAACAGGCTCAAGGTTCTGCAATTCCATCAACATCTACAGTTTTCAATGTATCTGTTGTTGAAGCTATTGCTGCATTAGACTCAATTATTGGCAGATTTCTTTGGGAAATTATCAATGATTCCCAATCAGTCACTTGGACAACAATTGTTGATGCTCAAAACTCGGCTTGGCAAATTATCAACGATAGCCAATCTTCAACATGGGCAACAATTAATACATCAAATATTGTTTACACAAACGTTGCAGCTTTTGCAGGGTTTGCTTTTTCGGAAGATTCATTTGCTGGGTCTGGAGTTTTGGGTGCGGCAACGCCGTTTAGTTGGAACAACACAGACTCGTCACAGACGCAGGTATGGAATATAATCCCAACAAACGGCTAAGGAAGCATTATGGCACTTGTACTTAAAGACAGGGTTAAGGAAACAACAACAACAACCGGCACGGGCACCGTAACCCTTGGCGGCGCTTCCACTGGCTACCAATCGTTTTCTGTAATCGGAAACGGCAACACAACATACTACACAATATCCAATCCCGGCACCAATGAGTGGGAAGTTGGTATTGGAACTTATACATCTTCTGGCACTACGCTTGCGCGCACTACAGTGCTTGCATCTTCTAACAGCGGTTCATTGGTTAATTTTAGCGCGGGCACTAAAGACGTTTATGTTGTTTATCCTGCTGGTAAATCAACATATCAGGATGATGGTCAAAATATTGTTGGTGGGGCGGCTGGGTCCATTTATCTTTGCAACACTACCATTTCAGTAAACACAACAATCCCTGCAAGTTACAACGGCATTTCCGGCGGGCCTATTACGGTCAATAGTGGCGTGACGGTTACTGTTCCATCTGGTAGCGTTTGGACTGTGGTCTAAGGAGAAGATATGTCAGTCGTAATCAATGGAACTAGCGGCATTTCTGGTGTAGATGGTTCTGCTGGAACTCCCGCTGTTCAAGGTACCGATACCAACACTGGAATTCTTTTCCCAGCCACTGATACTGTAGCAATCGCAACAAACGGCACTGAGCAGATGCGCGTTGATTCAAGCGGCAATGTAGGTATTGGTACGGCTTCGCCTGCAAGCAAACTTCATGTTTCTGGGTCATTCCGGCAAACTGGTGCAACGGCTCCGTTTGAATGGACGGTTAATGCTGGCGCAAACGATTATTTGAAACTAAACGCCGTTGGGTATGCTGACAATCTTATTGTTGCAAATTCGGCAGGTAACGTGGGTATTGGTACGGCTTCGCCAACTAGCAAATTTCAAATTTCCAATTCCACCGCTGTAGATACACAAACTCAAATTACAAATAGTTTGTCAACCACAAAGTTGTCTACCCTTGCAGATGGCACAACGGGCATTGAAACAACTGGGGCATATGCACAACGGTTTCTTGTGAATGGCTCTGAGCGTATGCGTGTTGACTCCAGCGGTAACGTAGGTATTGGGACGAGTTCGCCAAGTTCATACGGAAAGTTGGCTGTTTTAAGTGCAGACGACAACAATACAATTGCACTAGTAGCATCGAATGGCTTGATTCGCATGAAAGGCTATCTAGCCGGTGCTGCGGCAGGTGTAATTGAGGCCACCAATACTGCTCAGTCTGCTTATGCCCCTCTATTTGTTAACGGTTCAGTTCTTCAATTGGGCACTGGCGGCAGCGAACGCGCCCGTATCGACTCCAGCGGCAACGTAGGTATTGGCACGAGTTCGCCTGCGGCGAAGTTGGATATTGGCTCTGGCAACCTAACTTTTAGCAGCACTGGCCAGCGCATTACTGGTGACTTTAGCAATACGACCCCGGCTAACCGAGTTTATTTTCAAACCAGTACAACTAATGGAATCACCAATGTTGGAATCATGCCAAACGGAACAGGCATATCCAGCTTATTAACTGCGTTTGGTAGCAGTTCAGATTTGGCAAATACATCTGTTGCTCAGTTTGGTTTATTTGGCACTGAATGTCGTATGACTTCAGGAATAACTGGTACTGGCACCTACCTGCCTATGACCTTCTACACCGGCGGCAGTGAGAGAGTCAAGATTGATACGGCTGGTATTACAAAGTTTAAAGGCACTGGAGCCGCATACGACTCAACCCCCGGCGATGGTGTTTCTGATGCCCTGTATCTGCAAGTGGACAGTTCTGGAATAGCGCATATTGATAGTTACGCTGGCAGTGGAAGTACAAACTTAGCATTCGGTACAAACTCTGGCGGCGGTGCAGTTGTTGAAGCTATGCGCATCAACTCCAGCGGCAACGTAGGTATTGGTACAAGTTCGCCAAGTCAAAAACTGACCGTTGCTGGCGCGGGTACAGCAGCAAGGCTGGAAGTCATCAACACCTCAGATTTAAACCGTGGTGGCTACTTGCGCGACACCGGCAGTACGTTTGAACTGGGTACAAACAGCGGAGTTCGCCCCCTTGCCTTTGCCTATGACAGTTCTGAGAAGATGCGTATTGACACCAGCGGTAATGTGCTGGTGGGAAAAACAAGCACAGGTTCAACGGCAGGTCTTACGCTTTACGGTCAATCAACAATATCTGGATATGGTCGAATTAATTTTGATAAAACGGTCTCAGGTACTGTTACTGCCGCTGAGTTCAACTACAACGGTACACCCGTAGGAACAATCTCGCAAACAAATACGGCAGTTGCTTATAACACATCTTCTGATTACCGATTGAAAGAAGACATCGCGCCCATGACTGGTGCTTTGGCAAAAGTAGCTGCACTCAAGCCTGTTACTTATAAGTGGAAAGCAGACGGCTCTGACGGTGAAGGCTTCATTGCTCACGAATTGGCTGAAGTATGTCCAGATGCGGTAACAGGCGAAAAAGACGCTGTTGATGCTGATGGCAATCCTGTCTACCAAGGCATTGACACCTCATTCCTCGTGGCGACTCTGACCGCAGCAATCCAAGAACAACAAGCCATTATTGAACAACTTAAGGCCGATGTGGCCGCATTGAAAGTAAAAGTATGAACATCACTTGGGTAATCGAACAAACGTGGGTCAAGCCGCAATAAACTGGTTCAATCAACATCCTGTACGAGTAAATCATGCCAATCAAACTTAAAGGCTCTTCTTCTGGTGACATTACGCTAGACGTTCCGGCGACTGCTGGTACTAATACGCTTACGCTCCCGGCGGTTACTGATACTTTGACTGGCATAGCAGCCACTCAAACGCTTACCAATAAAACTCTTACAAGCCCTGTTATTAGTGGTCCTAGTATTAGCGGAGACCTTAATTACACCGGCACTATGACTGGTGGTACGGGCATTATCAACATCGGCAGCGGTCAGATTTATAAAGATGCTAGCGGTAACGTAGGTATTGGTACGAGTTCGCCTGCGGCGAAGTTGGATATTGGCTCTGGCAACCTAACTTTTAGCAGCACTGGCCAGCGCATTACTGGTGACTTTAGCAATGCGACTATTGCTAGCCGTGTGATGTTCCAAAGTAGTACTACGAATGGCATAACATCGGTTGGTGTGTTGCCCAACGGAACGGCCACGCAGTCCCAGATTAACGTAGCCAATAATTCTGACCCGACAAACGCTGGAATCGGTCAGCTTCAGGCATTTTCTACTGACATACGCATCACCTCGGGGGTTCACGGCTCCGGCACAAATCTCCCAATGACCTTCTACACCGGCGGCAGTGAGCGGATGCGCGTTGACACCAGCGGTAACGTAGGTATTGGTGGTGCGCCTGCTTACAAGCTAGATGTTGTTGGCAATACAAACGGCTCAGTTGTTAGTCGTGTTGTGAACAACAACACAGGCGCATCTGCGCAAGCTGTTTTGCAACTTGGTACTGGCGCATCTTCTGAAAGATATACCAACTTTAACGTCAACTACACCAGTCAGTATTTCCAAAATTTGGGTAACAACATTACCACTTTGTATCAAGACTACGATACGCAATATTTTAGAAACAATGCCGGTACTCTCAGAATGTGTATTGACTCCAGCGGTAACGTAGGTATTGGTACGAGTTCGCCAAGCACATACGGAAAACTAGCAGTCAGTGGCAATATATATGCGGGGGATACAACAACCACTGCTGATGGAACAATAACAATAGGTTCTAACGGTGCTGGGTCTGTTGCAATAACCAGAACGGGAACGGGCGCAACAAACTCATCAATGACGTTTTCAACGACGTTTTCCACGTTACAAGAACGTATGCGTATCGACGGCAGCGGTAACGTAGGTATTGGTACGACTTCGCCTGACCAAAAACTTGTTGTGCAAGGCGGCTCTGGCGCTGCTGGCATGAAGATTACTGACGGGACGTATTCTTCATTCTTGGCAACAATCAGCAGCGCAGGCAACTACGGCAATGGTTCAGTTGCTGGGCAGCTTTACTTTCGCGGTCAGTCTGGACTTGGTTTTAGCGCAAATGGTGGCACTTCCACGCAAATGACCCTAGACTCCAGCGGTAACTTGCTGGTGGGGACTACAAGTTCTATTAACGGTAGTGTATGCCCCATCCAAGCCCTTACCACAGCAGCAAACCAAGCGATGTATCTTCGCAATAGCAATGCGGTTCCTTATGGAATGTACATTGATTATTCTGGTGCTGCGCCGAATAACACAACATCTTTTTTTGCAGATTTTCGAGATACTGGCGGTCAACGTTTTGGTCTTCGTTCAAATGGCGGTATTGCAAACTACAGTGCCAATAACGTGAACTTGTCCGATGAGCGTACTAAGACTGACATTCAAGACGCTGGTAATTATCTTGCCAAAATTTGTTCAATTCCAGTTCGCACGTTTAAATACAAAGACCAATCGGATGACATATTGAACTTGGGGGTTATTGCTCAAGAAGTTGAAACAGTTGCTCCCGAGTTGGTGGATGTATCTGGATTTGGCGAAACGCCTGAAGATGGTGTGCCATTAAAAGCAATTTATCAAACAGACTTGCAGTATGCCTTGATGAAGTGCATCCAAGAACAACAAGCAATCATACAATCTCTTACTGACCGCGTTGCTCAACTAGAGGCCAAATAACCATGAGTACCGTAAAAACATACAGTGTAGATTCTGGCGATGCCACCAATCTCACCTTAAAGACCAACGGTACGGCTGCTGTAACTGTTGATTCTTCACAAAACGTAGGTATTGGTACGAGTAGCCCTGATGCAAAGCTAGAAATAACTGTTGGAGACAATGGCGGTATAAATATTGAACAAAGCGGAGCAAGTCAGACTGGGTATTTAACATTTAGAGATTCTGATGGCGGTTTAGATGGTCGTGTAAGTTATGACCACAGCACCAACGCAATGCGTTTTACAACAGCAACCACAGAACGGATGCGTATCACCTCAAACGGTGGCGTGTCGTTTGGTTCTTCGGGTACAGCCTATGGAAGCTCTGGTCAGGTTCTAACTTCAAATGGTAATGCTGCCCCCACTTGGTCTACTACTGGCTCTGGCACCGTTACATCGGTTGCTATGACCGTACCGTCATTTTTGACTGTAACGGGGTCTCCTATTACTAGTAGCGGTACTTTGGCAGTCACATTATCTGGCACCGCATTGCCAGTGGCTAATGGCGGCACAGGAGTTACATCTTCAAGCGGCGCAAACTCAGTCGTATTACGCGATGCAAACAATAACATTACAGCAAATGCTTATTTTAATGGTTTCACAAGTGTTGCGGCATCAGGAACACAAATAACTTTAACGGTAGCATCAACCCCCGTTTATTTAGTTACAGGTTCGGGTGGACAAACAATACAACTGCCAAACGCTACAACGTTGTCAAATGGAACTATTTTTTCGTTTAACAACAATCAAAGCAGCGGCGCAATTACCGTAAACAACAATTCGGGAACATTAGTTGCATCCGTGCCATCGGGTGGTTATGTAACGATTGTTTTGAATTCAAATGCAAGTGCAGCAGGTTCTTGGGACAGGCATGACCAATCCCCTTCCAACGTGTCGTGGTCAACAAACACTTTAGATTATGCTGGTTCAATAACATCAGCAACTTGGAATGGGACAACCGTTGCAGTAACTAGAGGCGGCACAGGTCAAACTTCTTACACTGATGGACAATTGCTAATTGGTAATAGCACAGGCAATACGCTCACTAAGGCAACACTTACTGCTGGTAGCGGCGTAACCATTACCAATGGCGCTGGCAGTATCACTATTGCTGCTAGTGGTGGGCAGTTGCAAACCGCATTGTTTACTGGATTTTACGCAACGGCAACTGGCTCCAGCGGCACAATGACAACCAGCAGCGAACAAAACTCACTATTGCAAAATGGCGTTTACGGTTCGTTTGCGCTGCCAACTTATGCAGGAACTGCATCGTGCAGCGGAACCACCATGACTGTGACTGCGACCACTCAAGGCGCACTGGATGTCGGTTCTGTGGTGACGTTCCCTTCATTTGCTGGTACCGCGACAAACTCCGGCACTACGTTGACAATTGCCACTAACACCGCTGGCGGAGTACAAGTCGGTACGGTTATCAATACGGCGTGTTCAATCACAGCATCAAGAGCTACTAGCGTAATGACCGTGACAGCAGTGGCTTCTGGCGGCGTTCATATCGGCATGGCGATTGTTGGATGTGGGAATGTTGTTTCCTTTGGCACCGGCACTGGTGGTGTGGGTACATATAACATGGACGCATCCGGCACTGTAGCTAGTGGTTCGCGTGCTGGCACTGGCACTGCGACCATCTCCGCATTTGGCACTGGCGCTGGCGGCACAGGCACCTACACCATTGACAAGTCTTACACCGCCATCACCTATACGTTGACTACCAACACGTTGACCAAAACCATTTCGGCACTTGGTACCGGCAACGGCGGTAATGGTACTTATACCGTCACCCCGACTGGTAACGTGGTAAGCGGTTCTATCACTTCAACAGCACTGACGCTGACTGGGACTGGTGGTTCTTCTGGTAGTTGGACATATACGCCAGCTCGTTCATTCCCCAGCACAAGTATTCTTGCCAATCAATTTATTTGGACTTCACCTGCCGGTACCACAAAAGCGCGAGCAACAGTTATTGGCGCGGGTGCAGGCGGCTTCAGCAGTGGCTGCGGTGGCTCTGGTGCAGTTGGCGGGTTTGCAGTTGGTATATACACCGTGACTGCTAGCACCGCTTACACAATTACAGTTGGCACGGGCGGCACTGGCGGGTATTCTTCGGGCACTAGTGGCGGAACGTCTTCTTTTGCTTCTTTCTGCTCGGCCACTGGCGGCTCCGCCACCACCGGTTATCCTGGAACGGGTTCTAGTGGAAATATCAAGAATAGTGTTAACACCGGCGGGCCCTCCGGGGGCGGTAACGCCTCCCTCCGGCCGATTGGATATCTTATTGGAGCAATTTATGACTCAGATTCTTTAACATCTAGTCCAACAGCTTTTTCAATATCCAGCTACGCGGCGGCGGGCCAGGGCGGCGGCGGTGGCCTCGGCGGAATGGGCGGCGCCGTTCTTCTTGAATATGTGGGATAAAAAATGAAAGCACTTATTTCTCCAAATGAAGTAGTTAAAAACCACGACGGTACCACTGGAGTTCGTATTGCCGAGGTGCATCCTATCGGATTTGAGGTAGCAGAACCTCTTTATTGGGTTGATTGCGCCAATGAAGTTCAGGCGGACGTTTACTATTTTGATGGCACTTCAATTGTGCTGCGCCCAGCACCACCTCCGCCACCGCCACCTGCTCCTATAACTGAAGGTGGTCCTAGTGTCGTTGCTGAGTAGACCATTGGTTGCCGGTAATCTTACCGGCACCATTTATGATTTTGAGGTGACTGGTGACGTGCTGCCAATGCACACGCATGACGAAACTAATGCGCATATAACTGTTGTTGCTCGTGGTTCCGTAAAGGCATCTGGTGAAGGCTGGGAAAAAGTTTTTAAATCTGGCGCAGTAATTGATTTTCCGGCAAATCAGCCGCATGAATTTGTAGCCCTTGAAGACAACACCAGAATAGTCAATATCGTCAAACAGTAATAAAATAGAACTAATAAACAACAAAATTTAATGGAAGCAAAATGGCAAGCACATACTCTAGCTATAAAATTGAACTGATTGGTACCGGCGAACAATCCGGTACTTGGGGCACAACCACCAACAACAACTTTCAGTATGCTATTGAGCAAGCCATTGGTGGGTATGCTACTCAGGCCTTAAGCACAACCTCAACAACGCTCACCCTATCTAACACCAACGCGCTTCAAAACGCGCGGGCTTTGTTTCTTGAATTTACCGGAACGCCGGGTTCGGGGGCGACAGTTGTTCTGCCGTCTATCCAAAAGTTATATGTAATTAAAAACTCAATCACGACCTATGACTTGATTGTTAAAACTTCTACAGCGCCAACAATCACCATCCCCAACGGGAAAACTGCTTGCGTTTATGTCAATGGTACGGATGTTGTTAGTGCCAATGATTACTTAACAAGTCTTACCACAACTTCAATCACAGCATCTGGCGCAGTTACCGCTGCTGGCAATCTTTCCGCTGGAACTGTGACGGCTGTATCTGGGACTTATAGTCGAAGCGCATCTAGTACATCGCTTGCGGTTACTACCGCTTCTGCACACGGACTTGCTAATGGTCAACAAGTCTACCTTGACTTCACCAGCGGCGGCGCTACCGCAGAAGATGGCGTTTACACAATCGCCGTTACAGGTTCAACCACTTTCACTGTGACCACGGTTTTAACTACCGCAGTTAGCGGTAACGTCACGGTTGGTTCTTATGCCAATACTTTTACATTGACCGCTCCCATTTCGGTACCGGCGGTGTTTGGTTCGTCTGGTACTACCGGACAAGTGCTTTCAAGCCAAGGCACTGGGATGCCACCTAAGTGGTCAACTATTTCGTCTAACTCAATCAGCCAAGGCGATTCAAGCGTAACCGTTACCGACTCTGGAACTGGCTCTATTTCAATGACTGTTGATGGCACGCAGCAAGTGCTTGTTAATTCAAGTGGCGCTCAATCAACGAATTTTCTTATCAGCGCAAACTCTGGAACTTTTGGTTATTCAAATAATTCGGCGTCAATTCTTGCGTACAACACAACTGGCAGTGGCGGAACAACCAATACTCTTTTACTTTATGCGTCTGCTTCTGAACGCGCTCGTATTACTTCAAACGGCCTTCAAGTGGCAAATGCACTTGGTATTGGAACTGCCGCTTCAGGAACCACTGGTGAAATCCGCGCAACAAACAACATCACCGCATATTACTCATCTGATGCTCGTTTAAAAGAAAACGTACAAGTCATTCCTAACGCTTTAGAAAAAATTCAACAGCTTCGTGGCGTTACATTTGATTGGACACAAGAATACATTTCTAAGCATGGCGGTGAAGACGGTTACTTTATTCGCCAACATGATGTTGGGATGATTGCACAGGAAGTTGAAAAAGTTTTGCCAGAATTAGTTGCGGATAGAGAAGACGGGTATAAGGCAATGAAGTATGACCGAGTTGTTGCACTTCTTGTTGAGGCCGTAAAAGAACTTAAAGCAGAACTGGATAGTTTAAAAAATGAAAAATGAACTGCTATCTCTGCCGTCTGTTAAAAATGTTTTAGGCATTAATTCAGTTAATGAATTTTTTTTGACAAACAGAAATACGCTTTTGTCTTTGATTAATGAATGTACAGAAGAAAATAAAACATTAACCATCAATAAACTTATTTCTTTTTTTGAAAAACTTAGAACAGATTACGATGTGCAAGAGCCGCAGTACAAAAACAATTTGTTGCTTTTATTGGTTGCAATTGATGACTGCATAGTTTATTTGAAGGGAATTTAAATGGCTGGATACTTACAATCTTCTG